ACAACTACAGCAGGTCCAGGTACAACTACGACAACTACAGCAGGTCCAGGTACAACTACGACAACTACGGCAGCACCAGGCCCAACCATAATACAGTATACGTTAACAAATATAGGAACAGAAGGACTAACTATTCAGTCAATGACCTTCAACGATCCTCCAAATATAGGTCATATTGCTAATTTAATAAATTTAGGTGGTTCTAGTGCTGAGACCGGTAATGCATCATTAGTCTATAACTTTCCCGCAAGTACAACACAAACTTTTACTCTAGATTATACTAATTCTGGAGCTGCCCCGGGAACATATCTTGGTAATGTAATTATTGGCGGTAGTAATAGTACCAGTCAAACTATAAATAGTACCATTACGGTCGTTGGAGGAGGTACTACTTCAACTACAACAGCAGGACCAGGTACTACTTCAACTACAACAGCAGGACCATCACCATCTGGAGTCGGGGCTATATTTGGATTTGGTGCTGATGCCTCATCTGCATATCTTTCAACGACCAATCTAGTGTCTGCCACTGGTGTTGTTGCTGCTGATGTTACTAGTGTTGGCACTGGTAGATTTGGTCTAGCAGCAGCTAGTTATGGCGGTGATAAAGCTATATTTGGATTTGGAACCGCTGTTCTCTTGTTTGTTCCGTTGCAAGATTGTAATATAACCAATCTAGTAAATAATCTTGGTGTTGTTGCTACAGATAATTCTGGTGTTGGTACTGCAAGGGGGGGTCTAGCAGCAGCAGGATATGGTGGCGATAAAGCTATATTTGGATTTGGTGAAATCAATAGTAGTGGTTATACCCCTGTAAATATGACCAATCTAGTAACTAATACTGGTGTTGTTGCTACCGACCAATCCGCATTAACTGGTACAGCAAGATATCAACTAGCAGCAGCAGGATATGGTGGCGATAAAGCTATATTTGGATTTGGTCAGGATTTCTATCCAGGGACTGTCTTTTCAATAACCAATCTAGTAGATAATCTTGGTGTTGTTGTTGCTGACCAAACCGCATTAACTGGTACCGCAAGGCAAGGTCTAGCCGCAGCAGGGTATGGTGGCGATAAAGCTATATTTGGATTTGGCTCTAATAGTAGTGGTTATACCACTGTAAATATAACCAATCTAGTAAATAATCTTGGTGTTGTTGCTACAGATACCACTGGTGTTGGTACCGCAAGGCAAGGTCTAGCCGCAGCAGGATATGGTGGCGATAAAGCTATATTTGGATTTGGTTATACCGGTTCTTCCTACACTAACATAACTAATTTAGTATCTAATACTGGAGTTGTTGTTGCTGATCAAACCGCATTAACTGGTACTGCAAGATCGGCTTTAGCAGGAGCTAGTCTTGGTAGTGCAGTCACACCTACAACTACAACTACTACAACAGCAGCACCTTCTGGGCCTACACAGGCTATATTTGGATTTGGAAGTGATCCACTTAATGACGTTTCAACAACCAACCTAGTAGATAGTAATGGTGTTGTTGCTGCTAACCAAACTGCATTAACTGGTACTCCGAGGAGTGGTTTAGCAGCAGCAGGATATGGCGGTGATAAGGCTATATTTGGATTTGGTTATGCATACCCTGCAGGTAATTATTCAGTAACCAATCTAGTAGATAATCTTGGTGTTGTAGTTGCAGATACACCCGGTGTTGGTACTCCAAGAAGAAGTGTGGCGGCAGCAGGATATGGTACTGATAAAGCTATATTTGGATTTGGATTTACTGGCACTTCTGTTTCAATAACCAATCTAGTAAATAATCTTGGTGTTGTTTCTGCTGATCAAGCCTTATTAACTGGTACTCCAAGAGGTAATTTAGCAGCAGCAGGATTTGGTGTTGATCAAGCTATATTTGGATTTGGAGTTACGGGCACCAGTACTACTTTATCAACAACCAACCTAGTATCTAATACTGGTGTTGTTTCTGCTGATCAAACTGCATTAACTGGTACTCCGAGGGCTAGTTTAGCAGCAGCAGGATATGGCGGTGATAAAGCTATATTTGGATTTGGTTTTGATAATGGTACTTTTACACCGCTTTCAGTAACCAACCTAGTAGATAATCTTGGTGTTGTTGCTACAGATACCTCTGGTGTTGGTACTCCAAGGTCTGGTTTAGCAGCAGCAGGATATGGTACTGATAAAGCTATATTTGGATTTGGTACTACTCTGAGTAGTAGTGGTGGTACTAAGGTATCAATAACCAATCTAGTAAATAATCTTGGTGTTGTTGCTGTTGACCAAACTGCATTGACTGGTACTGCAAGAAGTGCTCTAGCAGCAGCTAGTTTTGGTACCTAACTATTAGTATTCATACGCATATTGGATCATTGTAACAAGTTTATTATGAGAGAATAGCAATATTATAAATGAATAATTATATATTTACTATGATAAATATATAAAAGATGAATATATGGCAGCAAGACAATTTACATTAAGAAATGCTGGAACAAGTAGTTTAGTTATACAGTCAGTGACTTTTAATGGTCTTTCTGGCATTGGTCATACCGCTAATTTGGTAAATTTAGGTGGTTCAAGCACCGAGACTGGTAATGCAACGTTGTCGTATACTCTTGCTTCAAATACTGTGCAAACTTTTACAGTAGATTATTATGACGCAGGCGCCGGCCTTGGAACATATACCGGTAATATAGTAATTGGTTGTAGCAATAATGTCAGTTCAACTACTATATCTAGTACAGTTCGGATTAATCCAACAACTACTACTACAACATCTACTACTACAACATCTACTACTACAACAACCACACGAGCACCTACTACAACAACTACACGAGGACCTACTACAACAACTACAACAGCAGGACCAGGTACAACTACAACCACACGAGCACCTACAACTACAACTACAACTACAGCAGCTCCATTATCTGGAGCTAGGGCTATATTTGGATTTGGTAGCAATGGCTCTCTTAATTTTCTTGCTATAACTAATAAAGTATCTGATACTGGTGTTGTACAGACCGATATTACTTATCCGTTTAGTACTCCAAGATATGGCGCGGCAGCAGCAGGATTTGGAGGAGATCAAGCTATATTTGGATTTGGTCAAATTAAAATTGCTAACGTCTTCATCCCGACTTCTATAACCAATCTAGTAGATAATACTGGTGTTGTTGCTACTGATACTGAGGGTGTTGGTACTGCAAGATATAGTCTAGCAGCAACAGGATATGGCGGTGATAAGGCTATATTTGGATTTGGTGAAACTAGTGGTCCTACCGTTGTCTCCATGACCAACCTAGTAGATAATACAGGTGTTGTTGCCACTGATACTACAGGTGTTGGTACTCCAAGGCGAAGTTTGGCAGCAGCTAGTTATGGTTATGATAAGGCTATATTTGGATTTGGCGTTCGAACTGGTGGGGCGACTTCTATAACCAATCTAGTATCTAATCTCGGTGTTGTTGCTACTGACCAAACCACATTAACTGGTACAGCAAGGCAAGGTCTAGCAGCCGCAGGATATGGGTATGATAAAGCTATATTTGGATTTGGTTGGGATATTAATCTTATTTATGTTTCAATAACCAATAAAGTAACTAATACCGGAGTAATTGCCGCAGATATTACTAGTGTTGGTACTGCAAGGCAAGGTCTAGCAGGATCAGGCTATGGCAGTGATACAGCTATATTTGGATTTGGTAGTTCCAATGGTCCTGTTTATTATTCAATAACCAATCTAGTATCTAATCTTGGTGTTGTTGCTACTGATACTGCTGGTGTTGGTACTGCAAGGTCGTTTCTTGCAGCAGCAAGATTTGGTGCTACTGTAGTTCCACCTAGTACTACCACAACAACGGCAGGACCACCAGCTGGACTTAATGCTATATTTGGATTTGGACGGGTCGATGGAGATGGTTATTTTTCAATGACCAATAAAGTATCTGATACTGGCGTTGTTGCTACAGATACTACTGGTGTTGGTACTGCAAGAAATAGGTTAGCAGCAGCAGGATTTGGCGGTAATAAAGCTATATTTGGATTTGGAGACCGCGGTGGTGAATTTGGTACTTCCATAACTAATACTGTATCTGATCAAGGGGTTGTTGCTACAGATACCGCTGGTGTTGGTACAGGAAGGATGGATCTAGCAGCAGCAGGATATGGCAGTGATAAAGCTATATTTGGATTTGGACATGTCAATTTCGCCGAGACTGAGTTATCAATAACCAATCTAGTAGATAATACAGGTGTTGTTGCCACTGATACTACAGGTGTTGGTACTGCAAGATATGGTTTAGCAGCCGCAAGTTATGGCGGTGATAAAGCTATATTTGGATTTGGACAGGCCAATTTAATCAATGTTTCAATGACTAATCTAGTATCTAATCTCGGTGTTGTTGCTACTGATACTACTGGTGTTGGTACTGCAAGACATTATCTAGCCGCAGCAGGATATGGTAGTGGTCAGGCTATATTTGGATATGGTCTAATCAGTGGTTATGTTTCAGTAACTAATTTAGTATCTGATCAAGGGGTTGTTGCTACAGATACCGCTGGTGTCGGCAGTGCAAGGGGTTATCTAGCAGCAGCAGGATTTGGTGGCGATCAGGCTATTTTTGGATTTGGAACTGTTTCTGGCGGCGGTTCTGGTACTGCAATAACTAATCTAGTAAATAATCTCGGTGTTGTTGCTACTGATACAGCCGGTGTTGGTACTGGAAGATGGGGACTAGCAGCAGCAAGTTATGGCAGTGGATCCGCACCAATCAATACCACGACTACAACCACATCAGGATCTACAACTACTAGTACAACCACATCAGGATCTACAACTACTAGTACAACCACATCAGGATCTACAACTACGACAACGGCAGCACCATCAACTGGATTTAGAGCTATATTTGGATTTGGGTATGTTTCATTTAGTACTAATATAACTAATCTAGTATCTAATACTGGTGTTGTTTCTACAGATACCGCTGGTGTTGGTACTGAAAGGGAAAGTCTAGCAGCAGCCGGGTATGGTGGTGATCGAGCTATATTTGGATTTGGAATAGATACGTCTGGGTACCTGTCGATGACTAATCTAGTATCTAATACTGGTGTTGTTGCTACTGATACTACTGGTGTTGGTACTACAAGATATTATCTAGCAGCAGCAGGATATGGCGGTGATAAAGCTATATTTGGATTTGGTACTACTGGTAGTAGAACTAATATAACCAACCTAGTATCTAATACTGGTGTTGTTGCGACAGATACCGCTGGTGTTGGTACTGCATTAAGTACTCTAGCAGCAGCCGGGTATGGTTATGATAAGGCTATATTTGGATTTGGAGTGGATACCTTATTTGTTACAGTTTCAATAACTAGTCTATTTTCTAATACTGGCATTTTTGTTAGTGAATCTACAAGTGTTGGTACTGCAAGGGAAAGTCTAGCAGCAGCAGGATTTGGAGGAGATCAAGCTATATTTGGATTTGGGTACTTGGGCGGTACCGGGGATTTGTCAATAACCAATCTAGTGTCTAATCTTGGTGTTGTTGCTGCTGACCAAACTGCATTAAATGGTTCTCCAAGATATAATCTAGCGGCAGCAGGGTATGGCGGTGATAAGGCTATATTTGGATATGGAAGAGCCTTTGGCGCCATTACCAACGTAACCAATCTAGTATCTAATCTTGGTGTTGTTGCTACAGATACTCTTGGTGTTGGTACTGCACGAGAACGTCTAGCAGCAGCAGGATATGGCACTTGATTATCTTTATTCATACGCATATTGGATCATTCTAACAAGTTTGATATGAGAAAAATATGTTTCATGACTTTTAGATAGGCATATATATTCAATACAGCAAGGATCAATTCATATCATTTCTCTAAAAAGATATGCTATTGTCAATGCTAACTTTTTATATAAGGAATATATATGCCATCAAAATTTAACTCTGAATTTAATTACCGTTACCTGGTCAACGGCGAAACACCTTGGGAAAAAATCAAAATCCTTAAAGGATTTTTGGAAGGTAGAAAACGTGCTGCTTGTTTGGAAGAAGTTGCCGCAAAAAAACGTTTGGCAAAAGAACTAGAATTGGAAAACTGCAAAAATAACAATGCATTACCCCATGTTATCTTAAATTTAGAAGCAGAACTCTTAGAATCTAAATCTTTTGATGAAGGACAAAATGAAGCATGGGAATTAAATCGACAAGAAATTGCATTTTTAGAAAGTTTTCTAGCAGAAATATATGAGGTCGCTGAACAAACTAGAATTCCCGGTTATACAGATGAACAAATGTTTGAAGCAAATGCTGCATACGAGTTTACTGTTATGCTTGGAAAAGAAATTCAAGCAGAAATTATTGCAAATGGTCGACCATCACCTGCAAAATTAAGAAATGCTATGTCAAATCCATATACATTTGAAACTTTGAAGAGAGTAGGACTAGTTCCACAAGAAGCAGTCTTATTAGATACTACTGTTCAAAATCCATTAGAGTTGGCATTTAATGAAGTTGTTACTGAAACTAAAAATTTACAAATTCAACATAGTAACGTAAAAACAGAGTAATCTTTGTACCTAAAAATCATTTGGTATAAAGATGTACTGTGCAGGTAAGATAATATAAATTTGATAAATATTCATAGAATATATTTCAGGAATATCCAATGACCTATGCACAGTACAATCTTATAGAAGCATCTGATTTCAATGCCCTAATTGGTAACAATCCTGGTAATACAGCAAATACACTTAACACTACATGGGCCGTTGGTAACGGTAACGCTGGTTACGGACAGCAGCAGGTAGCAAATGTTGCTATAGGATATACTGTTGCTAATATTGATTGGGCTACTTTAATTAATAATACCGCAAACTCAGCGGCTCATCAAGGTTCTACAATTACTAGTGTTACTCCACCTTCTGGCGGAAATACTATAGCATATATTGCTGCGGTTACAAATAATTTAACTACAATTTATAATAATCGTCTTAATGCAGTAGCGCAAGGGCTGATCCCTGCATCTAACACTGTTACTAGTGGTAACACGTGGACTAGTAATATAGTATTCACTCAGACAGCATCTTTTGCGAATGGTGATGCGGCTCGATACTTTTTTAATGCAGGTGGACAGTTAGTTATTACCTGTGCTCATCCAACTGGTAGTACAATTAACAATATATTCCATGGTTTAGCTGCAAACATAGGCAATGTTACATTAAGTTCACCTACAACAGGTGTTATAAATGTTGCCGGTAATTCGTTTAGTGGTATTAGTAAATTAGGAGGAAGTGGACAAACACCTAGTATACTTACTAACAATGGGTATTATGCGTTGACAACTAGTAACGCAAATGTATTTACACAAATTGATGGTGTGGATTCTACTTTTAGTTCTAGCTATATTAATATAAAAGTTAAATCTAATGGAACTCAAGGTAGTTACGGAGATGCAGGAAATGTTATAACATTCTATACTACATGGCAGGAACTACCAGTTGGTACGACAGTATCAGCAGGTACGGCAACTACGCTAACTGCGATTTATCCATCAAGTAATAATATTGCCAACACTTGGGGTACGGTAACTGTTCAAGGATCATCACCGATCACACCAACAACTACTACTACAACTACAACAGGCCCGGGCACTACAACTACAACTACAGCAGCTCCATCACCAGCTCCAGCTGGATCTGCTATATTTGGATTTGGATTTGGTACTAAACCGAGTGGTCAAGGTGCACTCAACATGACCAATCTAGTAAATTATTTTGGTGTTGTTGCTACAGATACCACTGGTGTTGGTACTGAAAGATCTGGTCTAGCAGCAGCAGGATATGGTGTTGGTCAGGCTATATTTGGATTTGGTTACACCGGTGGTGGTACTTATTTTTCGATCACCAATCTAGTATCTAGTGCTGGTGTTGTTGCTACAGATACGACTGGTGTTGGTACTGCAAGGCGAGAACTAGCAGCAGCAGGATATGGTAGTGGTCAGGCTATATTTGGATTTGGTGAAGACGCCGGCTCGGTTGCCGTTTCAATAACCAACCTAGTAGATAATACAGGTGTTGTTGCTACTGATACTACTGGTGTTGGTACTGCAAGGAATGGACTAGCAGCAGCCGAATATGGTGTTGGTCAGGCTATATTTGGATTTGGAAGTTCTTCTGGTGGGTATTATACGAATATAACCAATCTAGTAAATAATCTTGGTGTTGTTGCTACTGACCAAACTGCATTAACTGGTACTATAAGATCTAGACTAGCAGCCGCAGGATATGGCGGTAATAAAGCTATATTTGGATTTGGAAATGATGGGGTATCTCATGTTTCAATTACCAATCTAGTATCTAATCTTGGTGTTGTTGCTGCTAACCAAACCGCATTAACTGGCACAGCAAGATCTAATCTAGCAGCAGCAGGATATGGTGGTGATAAAGCAATATTTGGATTTGGAGCTTTTGGTAGCGGTTTAACCCGAACTTCTATAACCAATCTAGTATCTAATCTTGGTGTTGTTGCTGCTGATGTTACTGGGGTTGGTACTGCAAGGCAGGACCTTGCAGCAGCAGGATATGGTAGTGGACCCCCACCATTGACTACAACTACAACTACAGCAGCTCCAACACCTACACCTGGATCTGCTATATTTGGATTTGGATTGAATAATGTCGGCGATGAAACATCAATAACCAATCTAGTAAATAATAACGGTGTCGTTAGTAATGATGTTACTAGTGTTGGTACTGCAAGGCGAAGTCCAGCAGCGGCAGGATATGGCACTGATAAGGCTATATTTGGATTTGGATTTGCAAATCTACTAAGTTACATCGCAATAACTAATCTAGTATCTAATCTTGGTGTGGTTGCCACAGATACTGCTGGTGTTGGTACTCCAAGATCTGCTTTAGCAGCAGCAGGATATGGTGGTGATAAAGCTATATTTGGATTTGGTAATGATAATAGTGGTGCACCTTTTTCAATGACCAATCTAGTAAATAATCTTGGTGTGGTTGCTGCTGATACCACTGGTGTTGGTACGGCAAGATATGGTCTAGCAGCAGCAGGATTTGGTGTTGGTCAAGCTATATTTGGATTTGGAAATACTGGCATTGCTGTTTCAATAACCAATCTAGTAGATAATAACGGTGTTATTGTTTCTGAAACTGCTGGTGTTGGTACTGCAAGATATGGTCTAGCAGCAGCAGGGTATGATAGTGATAAAGCTATATTTGGATTTGGTAGATCATCTAGTTTAACATCAATAACCAATAAAGTATCTAATCTTGGTGTCGTGCAGGCTGATGTTACCAATCTTAGCTCTACAGCAAGAGATGCTCTAGCAGCAGCAGGATACGGTAGTGGTCAAGCTATATTTGGATTTGGTAGAGTAGGCCCCTTATCGGGAACTGCTTCGGTTCGAATAATCAATCTAGTAAATAACCTAGGTACTATTGTTAGTGAATCTGCTGGTGTTGGTACTCCAAGGTCTGGACTAGCAGCAGCAGGGTATGGTGGTGTACCTCCTTCGCCACCTACAACTACAACTACAACTACAATAGGCCCAGGCACTACAACTACTACTACAACCGCAAGTCCAGGACCAACTAGAGATGGAAAAGCTATATTTGGATTTGGATTTGCTGGCGGCTCTGATGTTTCAATAACCAATAAAGTAAATAATATTGGTACTGTTACTACAGATACTACAGGTGTTGGTACTGCAAGAGTAATACTAGCAGCCGCAAGTTATGGCGGTGATAAAGCTATATTTGGATTTGGACGGGCCGGTGGCATCGATGTTTCAATAACCAACCTAGTATCTAATCTTGGTGTTGTTGCCACAGATACAACTGGTGTTGGTACTGCAAGATATGGACTAGCAGCAGCAGGGTATGGTGGTGATAAAGCTATATTTGGATTTGGGGTGGGATCGCTTGCGTCGTCCACAATAATTAATCTAGTATCTAATACTGGTGTAGTTGCTACAGATACGGCTGGTGTTGGTACGGCAAGATCTCAACTAGCAGCAGCCGGCTATGGTTATGATAAAGCTATATTTGGATTTGGAGCAAGTGGGGTTGGTTTATTCTCAATAACCAATCTAGTAAATAATCTTGGTGTTGTTGCTACAGATACTGCTGGTGTTGGTACTCCGAGGTATGGTCTAGCAGCAGCAGGATATGGTACAGACAAGGCAATATTTGGATTTGGTGTTACTAGTAATCCAACTAGTATAACCAATCTAGTATCTAATCTTGGTGTTGTTATTGTTGATCAAGCCGCATTAACTGGTACTGCAAGATATGGACTAGCAGCAGCAGGATATGGCGGTGATAAAGCTATATTTGGGTTTGGTTTTACCAACATTTCTCTTGGCAACCCTACTAACGTAACCAATCTAATAACTAATACTGGTGTGGTTGGCAATGATGTCACTGGTGTTGGTACTGCAAGGTCAGGTCTAGCAGCAGCCGGATATGATAATGTACAACCACTGAATTATACATTTCCGATACCTGGTACTTACTCTGTAGCACCTATACCCGGCTACCCCTATCTTGCACTAGAATTGGTTGGTGCGGGGGGCGGTGGAGGCGGCACTGATGGATACGGCGCTAGTTATGCAGGTGGTGGCGGTGGTTCTGGTGGGTATTCTTTTGATATTTTAGATACTACCGGAACAAGTGGTAACTTCACTGTAACTGTAGGCGCTGGCGGAACTGCTGCTAGTGCTAGCCTCGACGGTACTGTTTATCCAGGTGTACCTGGCATAACTAGAACTGGTACAAAAAATGCTGGAACCGGAGGCATATCTTCACTACTATACGGTTTAACAAATTATTATACTGCTCTAGGAGGAGTTGGAGGTACCGGTAATACAGGTAGTAACGATGATGGTGTGGGCGGAGCTGGCGGTATAGGTAGAACTATTTCTGGTAATCCTGGAGTCACCCCTTCTACTCCGATAGATATTTATCCAGCAGCAGCAGGAGGCGCTAGCGTATATGGTGGATTTGGTACAGGTGGAGCTAGTCAAAATAGTAACTTTACTTCTAATTCAGATGCAAACTTGCCACAAGCCGGTGGTAATGGTTATGTAAGAATGCAATTCTCTAGCACTCTACCTAGTACAACTACTACAACTACTACTGCTGCACCAAGTGGTACTATCAATACTGCATTGTTTACTTACTTAACAAATAATAGTTTTTATGGATCAATTTCTGGTGGAACCGATGCTAGCACATATATTTTATTTTATTCTAACGGTAACTTTGCAATTCTTGATCAATCAGGAACTAATTTAACCAATGGAGCCCCAACTAATCAATATTGGTTCAGTGGGGGATTTGTAACTCCGGGATTAGTCCATTGGTTCAGATTTACACAAACTGCTGTGAATGGTTATACCGCTACAGCTACAACTGGTTGGATTCAACCAGGAGTCGCCGGGATCGCAGCAGCATATGTAGCAAATAATTATAATGCAACTACAGACGCAACTTATACCATAGAAGTTGCGTCAGATTCATCAGGTACTAACATCGTAGCAACCGCTACCGGGGTGTTAATATCCGCAACACAGTACCCTCCCCCGTAAGTTAAAAATTTATCATCACACTCATAATTAGCTATATAAAGCTATACGGTGTGATGATAACATGAAAAAAAATCTAAGATTTATTTGCGTACAACCTGCCATTGATTACTATACTTGGCAAGTTGAAGTTATGATTAATAACTTCATGGAAAAAGGAATAAACCCTAACTACATTGACGTAGTATGTGGTATACAAAACAATCATGTTCCTGAAAGATGGCAAAAATTAGCTAACCATTATAATATGGTTAGATTCTTCTTCTATAACAATACTAGACAATCACCTGGCTATATTAGCTCTCTAAGACCACATATAATGAAAAAACATTTTCAAGCTAGACCTGAATTACTAGATGAAGCCATATTCTATCACGATAATGATATCATGTTCACTGATCGGATAAACTTTGATCAATTTTTAGAAGACGATATATGGTATGGTTCAGATTGTCGTTGGTATATCTCTCACGATTACATCATTAGCAAAGGTGAAGATGTATTGGACGCTATGTGCAATATTGTTAAGATTGACAAATCTTTGGTTAAAGAAAATGAGCTAAACAGTATTGGTGCTCAATACTTAATGAAAAATCTTACCGCAGAATTTTGGGAAAACGTTGAACGTGATTGTGAAAAGTTATTTGTGGATATTACTGCTATGAATAACATTAAAAAGCAAGCAAATCCTGGATACCATGAATTGCAAATTTGGTGCGCTGATATGTGGGCTGTACTTTGGAATGGATGGAAACTAGGTAACAAAACAGAATGTCATAAAGACCTTAGCTTTAGTTGGGCTACTTCACCGGCAAGAGAATGGAACGATCATAAAATATTTCATAATGCAGGTGTTACTGGAACAGAAAATGGTCAATTTTACAAAGCTAACTATATGCAAACATTACCCTACAATCAACCCCTAGAAATAAAGCCTGATTATTGTAGTTACCATTATTGGCTATGGGTACAAAAAGTTGCCCAAATGTCTTGCTTAACATAGAGCTAAAACTGTATAAATAATATTGTATACTTTATAAAGGAGTTACAAAATGCAAGCAAAAATTTTATCTATATTACTTTTGTTTCCCTTAAGTGCGATAGCACAACACCATCATCATGGTATGAGACATTTTGATCATCATCAAGCTCATCGTGGAGGATGGGGTTGGGTAGCACCTGCTGTCATCGGCGGGGCTGTAGTATATGGGTTAACTCGTCCTTCTCCTGTAATAGTTCAACAACCAGTCTACATTCAACAGCCTCCCGTTGTTGTTCAGCCTCAGGTTGTAATTATTGATGGAGTAGAGTATACTAAACAAACTATGATAGTAAATGGTGTATCACAAGAAGTTTTGATACGCCAGTAAAGAATTGTTGTAAAAACCGAAAGGAAAGAAGCAAGTTAAAAGACGGGCAAGACTCGGGTTCGACTCCCGACCGGTCCACCAAAAGCATACTAGAGTGATGCTGGGGAAGAGTAATAGTCAGCGGTTAATAAATCTTCCAAGTATGCTTTTGATGGGCCGGCCATGGTATCGATTGACGGATGAGTAGATGAGTGGACAACACGATAGGCGATGGACGTAATCCAAGCAAAATCTATAAATGCCAACGATGAGGTATTTGCTATAGCCGCATGAGGCTGAGCCGGAGTAGGAAAGACTCTGTAAAATAACTAACCTGTAATAGGCCCGAAAGGGCCTATTATTTTGTTGTTTTTCCGCAACAAACCCAAAATTTGACATTAATTGGGTATAAGCGTATACTGTATCTATAGTGAGAAACAAGGAGAGCGAGATGAGCGAACTGACTTACAAGACTTGGGAAGAGTACACTCCGCTTGAGCAGGCTGCAATGACCTACTGGGATATGTACAAGGACGCTTACAATTTCCGCCCCCGTAGTGTGGACACGTCCAAATGGACACTAGCAGACTTCCAAAAGGAGTTCGAAACCCTGCAGTTTATCATCAACCGCAATGAGGCCCAACGTATCGAGGACGAGGCTGCGGCTGTCGCCCGTTTCGAAGCCCGTATCGCTAGCATCATCCAATTGGGTGCTAAGGATCGTGCAATGGCACTGCGTTGGATTCACGAGGCTGAGGACACGGACGGCGACGATGAGTACCTCTGCTACACGGTTGGCATCCCTTATGGATATTTCAAATGACATTCACTTTAACTACCCCAACTGGTAAGGTCATGCAGTTCTATTTGCAGGCTACGGCTGAATTGTATCAGATACTTTACCAAGGCACAATCACTAAGGCTTCTGCTTGACATTAATTCAGGCAGTTGCTATAATCTTTTTATCGTAGTTTTTTCAACAGGAGTAAGAAATGGCTCAAGTATCTGACAATCTCACCGTTACTAGTGTTCAGGCCCGTAAAGCAATTCTCAAGGCTTTCAAGGTCAAACGTCCCGTGTTTCTCTGGGGCCCTCCCGGTATCGGTAAGTCTGAGGTTGTTTCTGAAATCACCGAGGAGCTTGGTGGTTTTATGATTGATTTGCGTATGGCACAAATGGAACCCACTGATATTCGTGGTATTCCTTTCTTCAATAAAGACATTGGCAAGATGGACTGGGCTCCCCCGGTTGATCTCCCTGACGAGGAACTTGCTAGTCAGTACCCTATCGTCTGTCTGTTCTTGGACGAGATGAATTCGGCTGCCCCTGCTGTACAGGCTGCAGGATATCAGTTGATTCTCAATCGCCGTGTTGGTAAGTACAAACTTCCTGACAACGTGGTTATTGTTGCGGCAGGCAACCGTGATAGCGATAAGGGTGTTACTTATCGTATGCCGATGCCCCTTGCTAATCGGTTCTTGCATATTGAAATGCGACCCGATTTTGCTTCGTGGCAGAACTGGGCAGTTAACAAAGGCATCCATAAGGATGTGGTTGGTTATCTGTCTTTCGCTAAACAGGATCTCTATGATTTTGATTCAAAGTCCTCTAGCCGCGCATTCGCTACTCCCCGTAGCTGGTGCTTTGTCAGCGATTTGCTGAATGATGACGAAGACACGGACTCTGATACACTGTTCAACTTGGTCGCAGGTTCTGTAGGTGAAGGTCTTGCTGTTAAGTTTATGGCACACCGTAAGGTTGCAGGTCAGATGCCCGAGCCTAGCGATATTCTCGCAGGTAAGGTCAAAGAACTCCGTGTCAAGGAAGTGTCGGCAATGTACTCCCTCACGATTAGCCTGTGCTATGAATTGAAGGACGCTCTTGACAACAAACGTGTCAACACCAAACAATTCCACGAAATGGCTGATAATTTCTTCAGCTACATCATGGCAAACTTTGAAACTGAGTTGGTCGTAATGGGTGCGAAGGTTGCTCTGAAAACGTATCGTCTTCCGATCGAACCCAGTCAGTTGAAACATTTTGATGACTTCCACAAGAAGTACGGCAAGTACATTGTAGAAGCAGGTAATTAATAAAAGGGGAGGCAACTCCCTTTTTTCACTTGCAATTAAATACGGTATGTGTTATAATATAACATATATACGATAAAGGAGTAGGTATGAGTGATGTAGTCGCCCCAACTAAAAAGCGTAAACGTAGTAAAAAATTTGAAAATTTGGTCGGCCCTACCGATGCCAAAGTAGACTTCAATGCCCGTGAGCGGTTGGTAACTGCCCGCATTGGTCTGCTTCTCCGTCATTCATTCTTTGGTAACCTTGCAACCCGTATGCAATTGGTTAACGCCGATGAATGGTGCTCTACAGCCGCTACTGACGGATTGAAATTCTATTACAATTCTCGGTTTATTATGATGCTCAAGCCCAAGGAAGTTGAATTCTTGGTTGGGCATGAAGTACTTCATGTAGTATACGATCATATTGGTCGTCGAGGCAACCGTGATCCCCAACTTTGGAACATTGCTGATGACTACGCGGTTAATGCCGACTTGAAACGGCACAAGGTCGGTGAGTTTATCAAAACGGTTCCTTGCTTGTATGAAGCAAAATATGACGGTAAGAGTGCCGAAGAAATCTATGATGACCTTTATGAGAAGGCTGAAAAGATTAACATTGAGGATCATATCGACCAAATGATTGATGATCATATGGAAGGTGAGGGTTCTGAGTCTGAAGGTGACGGCGAAGAAATTGACGGTAGTGGTAAGGTCAAAGGTCGTCCGAAAATGTCTGGTGAGGAACGTGAACGTGTTCGCCAAGAAGTAAAACAGGCTATCATCAATGCGGCTTCTTCTGCTGAAGCAGGTTCTATTCCTAAAGGTGTTGAGCGGCTGATCAAACAGCATACTAACCCAATAATGCCTTGGCGTGAATTGATTCAGACTAATTTGACAAGTGCTATTCGGACTGACTTTAGCTTTATGCGTCCTAATCGTCGAGGTTGGCATATGGACGCTATCATGCCTGGGATGACCCCAGGTGAAGAAATCGATGTTGTAGTTAGCCTTGATATGTCGGGTTCTATTACCGATAAACAAGCTCAGGCATTCTTGGGTGAGATTGCCGGTATGATGGATGCGTTTGATGGATATCGGGTGCATGTATTTTGTTTTGATACAGAAACTTACAATCCACAAGACTTTACCAGCGAGAACTTGGATACAATTGATTCATATGAACCAGTTGGTGGAGGTGGTACTGATTTTGATTGCATCTTCAGTTATCTTAAAGAAAATGCAATTGTGCCCAAACGTTTGATTGTGTTCACGGATGGCTACCCTGGTGGTAGCTGGGGAGATCCTGACTATTGTGATACCACATGGATCATTCATGGTGACAAGGATCCTAATCCCCCATTTGGGACGTTTGCACTATATGACGGGGCATGATCTAATATATGAATCCCCCGATAAGGGGGAAACTATATATGCTAGAAAAGTAGGATCTACTGACAGGGTGTTAATTTCAATGAGTGAAAAGGCTTGGTCTCGTATCAATGAACAAGAGCAAGTCGAGATTTGGAAAGATATTAGAGGATTAGCAAAAACCAATCCATCGTTGAATGATGTATTGGATAGATTGTTAGTAGTTTATAACCTTATCAAAAAAGAAAATTCACTATGATGTATATTGGTACAAGCTTGGGTGGTTGCTTGCGTAGCATCCTAGATGGCGAAGTATCCGAGGACCGTGTTTTGACGATTATTACTAGGACTCACTGCGAAACTTACGATTCGTTGGTCAACGTAGTTAAATTGTATTACTCTGAAGGTAATAACTATGCTAGAAATCCTCAGCGGTACGACTTAACAAAATTTGATTTTGAGACCGTGTTGGATTTAGCTAGTAGGCTTTATAATTCAGGTAGAATTCATCAACCTAGGCTTTACTCAGATAGTGATTATTTGCCTATTGCCTTTGCTTTTCAAGAACTTTGGCTCCAAGTAGTACCAACTAATACTAATTCTTCACCTGCGGTGATTGATGCGTATGAAAAATACAAGATGTTAGATTCTCTAACCCGATGATAGAGATTGATCCTGTTGTTTGGTTTAGTGATCGGGAGGTTAATTTTAAACCTCCACATTTCGTTATGACCAACACTCATATTACTGAAGAATCTAAATTTTGGATTTTAAAAAATTTAAAAGGTAGATTTTCATTAATTGAAAATGGTTATATAACAAGGAATAAAAAGTTTGTACCTGCTTTTGAAGATCCACAAGAAGCAATTCTTTATGAGTTAGCTTGGTCTTGATAAATTTTTAGTATATAGTAAAAATCAATTAAATAATGATATAATCAAGGAGAATATGATATGAGTTTTTTAAGACATGTTGGTAAACACGGTGATCGCAAAGTTGCAGTAATCTTCCGTGAAGTGCCCGGTGAATCACATATGTGCCTAGTCACATATACAGAAACGTTGAATATGCATATTCATGATCCAATTATTAAATGTATTGAAAGTGACATTGGTCAGAACAGTCAAAATCTAGCTGATGCATTACATCGTAGCTATACCAAAGACGGTAAACCAATTTTACAAACACTACACCTTGAAGGACAGTTGAAAAAAGTTCAAACTGCTCAAATTATAATGACTCCTCAACCTAATACTCAAATTAGATTGGATGAACTGAATAAGATTTTAGATGAGATGCAACAAGGTGAAGAAGCCGTTAAGCGATTAGCTGAAATGGATAAGAGCATGGGAATGCAAACCAAGTCTGAAGTTATTAGAAAGATGCGTGGTCCACAAACACAACCTGCATATCCAACTGGTGATGTAATGGGCGATCAGCAATTGGCTAAACAGCGGTTAGATCAAGCAATTAAGATGGAAAGTGAAGCACAAGGTCTTATGTCTGAAGCAAAACGGTTAAAGGCAGAGGCAAGGTCACTTGATCCTAATGTAGCACCTACTGGGGAAGCATCAGTTGTTGTGGAGGTCCCATCACCAAAAGCAAAAAAATCAAGAGCTAAAGCGGTTGCATAATGTCACCTGAATTCATTGAAAAATGGGAACACATCCTCGAGGATGTTGAAAAACAAAAAATTCCTATTGGCTTTATTAAAAAAGTAGTTATCAAACTAATAGGAAAGAAACAGCAAACTCTGAATATTGAGAAATTTTTAAATCAAGGTTTAGAACCAGAGCAAGTAGAAGATTTAGTTAATAAAAGATTAACTGAATTGGATGATTTAGTTACTAGCGTAGAATTTATTCTTAATGTACAGAGTATTGCGGACACTGTCCAACCTGAAACGGACAGATTATTAGGTAATTTATGAGACTCATTGTTGCCTGTGATCCTAAAGGTGGAATAGGCTATAAGAACAAATTGCCCTGGAGTAAAATCGAGGGCGATTTGCCAAGATTCAAAAGATTAACTCAGGATAAAACTGTAGTTATGGGTCGCAATACTTGGGATAGTCTTCCAGTAAAACCTTTACCTAACAGATACAATGTTGTAGTAACTACAAAACCAATTATACTACCTAACAATGTTAAAACAATTGCTCATTTAGATGACTTGAAATATTTTTATGAGCCATGGATAATGGGAGGAGCAAAGTTAATACAAACATGTTGGGAAAGAATTACTAAAATTCACTTGACCACTACCTTTGCCGAATATGCTTGTGATACTTTTATAGACTTGAAAAAATTACGGGGGGAGTTTAGAATTTCACATGAAGAGGTTCGTAGTGACCATACATATGAAATTTGGGACAGAGATCATCCTGATTATTGGAAATAAAAATGCAAAATTATCATGATTTGCTTAAAGATATACTAGAGAACGGCGAAACAAAAGACGATAGAACAGGTGTAGGTACAGTATCTGTCTTTGGTAGACAATTAAGATTTGATTTACGCAAGGGTTTTCCTGCTGTTACTACTAAAAAGTTAGCATGGAAAGCCTGTGTAGGTGAGTTGTTATGGTTTATTGAAGGTAGTGGTGATGAACGTAGATTAGCTGAAATTACACATGGTAGTAAAGATGGTACAGTTACCATATGGACTCCAAATGCATTATCAAGTTATTGGAAACCTAAAGCTAAGTTTGAAGGTGATTTAGGCAGGGTATATGGTGTACAATGGCGAGATTGGAAACATAATACTCTTAAATCTTCCAAACATTATGTTCAACATAGTAAATCTGATAAAACTCATTATGATTCAACAGTAATGGAAAGGTCAGTTGACCAATTAGCAAACTTATTAGAAGGATTAAAGACAGACCCTAATGGTCGTAGACATATTCTTAGTGCATTGAATGTCGGTGAATTAGATCAAATGGCATTGCCACCTTGTCATGTTATGAGCCAATACTATGTGAACAAGAACCGTGAATTAAGTTGTCATATGTACCAAAGATCAGTGGATGTTTTCCTAGGATTGCCCTTTAATATCGCTAGTTATGCTCTACTAACTCATTTGATTGCTCATCATTGTGGTTACAAAGTTGGGGAATTAATTATCAGTACTGGTGATACACATATCTATACCAATCACATTGATCAAGTTAAGGAACAATTGACCCGAGAACCATTGCCCTTACCTACATTGATGTTACCTGTAGAAAAGAAAGATATTTTTGAAATGACCATGAATGATATTCATTTAGAAGGGTATACCAGTCATGGCCCAATCAAAGCGGAAATGGCTGTATGAAAGATTACATTGAAACTAAAGTACACACATTCAGTATAGGTGATGTTGATGATCCTGATATCTATGCTTCTCAGCCTCTTTGGGAATTTCAACAGACAGAAAAGGGCAAGTGGATTATGGATAATGCTATAGAGCAACCAACTTGGCATAGGTATGTTGATCATGTACATTTTGGTCATACATATGCTATTACAGCTAAATTGCCTAAAGAAAAATATACATTTTTCAAACTTAAGTTTGATTAATTGATTCCCGTAGATAAATACGGGTATGTGGATCTTATCTGTTTTACCTAGTTACGCTATACATGGTTTATTATCTGTTGGTATTATTGGTGTAATATTAGGCTTTGTATTAGGGTTTATTCCTTTAATCGGGAAATATAAACTTCCTATTCAAATTATAAGTATATTAGTTCTAACCCTTGCCTTATATTTAGAAGGTGGGTTAGAAAACGAACGGTTATGGCAATTAAAAGTAAAAGAAGTAGAAGCTAAAGTTGCGGTATCAGAAGTTAAGGCTGTAGAAAAAACTGTAGAAATACAAGAAAAGATTATAAACAAAACTAAAATCATTAAACAAAAGGGCGATGATATAATAAAATATATTGATAAGGAAATCGTTAAAAAAGAAGAGATTATCAAGTACATAGAAAATTGCCCGGTGCCACAGGAAATTATTGAACAACATAATAAGATTGTAAACTTATCTAGTCAATCCTCAGGAGAGAAGAAATGAGGACTCTTATACCAGTAATATTATTGTTATCTGCCTGTGCTACTACGCCTGTTCCAGTAGAGCGTAAATTTCCTCCATATCCTAGTGCATTATCAGAAAAATGCGAACCGTTAAAACCTATTGAGCCTGGTGATAAAGTACCTATTACAGACATGTTAAAAGTTGTAGTAGAAAACTATGTGAGATATTATAATTGTGCTACCAAAGTTGAGAGTTGGCAAGAATGGTACACCGAACAGAAAAAAATCTTTGAAAGTGTAAATCAAAAATAACTCATAAATACATTATGAGGTTATGAAAATATGTCTACACAAGAAATCATTAATATAGGTACGTCACCTAATGACGGTCAGGGTGATCCATTACGCACGGCTTTTGCGAAGATAAACAATAATTTTACCAATTTATTTAATACTACGTTTAGTACCTCTACTGCGTACTCTTTAGGTAATTCTACTAACCAAGTAATATATACCGCACCTGTTGAAACTTTTACACAGGCAATGCTTCAAATTAGATCAAGCAACCCTTTAACATCGGATAGTCAAGATATTACGCTTTCAGCACAAATTACAAATGATAATGCTAGTGTGAGGTTCACTGGATACGGTACTACAATTAATGGTAATGCTATAACTAACTATGATATGGACGTGTTTGCCTCTAACGTTCGTGTTTTAGTTAATCCAATTGGAAATGCTACATTACTACATTTTATTTCTTCTCAAGTTACTTTTATTGGTGTCGATGTTCCTGGTCTAAACATTCAATTAGATGGTTATGTAGATGGATACGATATGTCTACAGAAAATGACTTGTTTATAACAACTGAACAAGCATGAGGGCCCATGAATTTATTACTGAGAGCGTAGAAGAAAAACTAATGCCCGATCAAGCAGGGGCCCTTCCTGCTACTTATGTAATTCCTGAATTACCAAATCAAGATCCTTATTTACAATATAGATTTTCAGTAGCGATTGCAGGTGCAAAAGGAGCTGAAAAACGTAAACAAGATGGTGTTAGTAGTATGTCTAGAGAAGGACCATTTGGTGAAAGCGAGATTGTAGTATCATATGGTCATGATGTAGGTCCATATATTGATGATGCACTTAAATCTATGGGTATGAAAGGAAAGCGTAGAGTATCAACACCTAAAAGTGAAGAAACTACGGATGTTACTAAAACTAGCCCCATGAAGCCTTTTAAGGGATATAAAAGGTGAGAGCAAGAGAGTTTATTGCCGAACGCAATTTATTTATAATTCCTGAACTAACATCAGGTGATCCTTACCAAATCTATAGATTTGGTGTTGCTATTGCTAGAGCTAGAAGTGAATCAGGAGATTGGGATAAGGTCAGAGATAGTCAACAAAGAAATGACGGTAAGTTTTCAGGTGAAAGTCCCTTTAGTGAAAATGCTATAGTAGCACCACAATATGAAGATGGATCTATTATAAATAAAGCATTGGGATATGAAAATATTCCTGGTGGAAAGAAAGCAATACCAATGTCATCTGGATATGAATTGCCCACTGATAATAAACCTAGTCCATTGAAACCGTTTAAGGGATATGCAAGATGAGAGCAACAGAATTTATAATTGAAGCAACAGCAGATGATGGATCTCATGGTAAAAGAAAAGGTAAATTGCATCCGGATGTAAAATCCGCACTTGGTATGATTCATAGAGTAGCCGGTACTGCTGACAGAACATATGATTTAAATCGTGCTATGATGGCAGTTGCTAGTTCAAATGGAAAAGAATTTAGTCACCAGCCAGATGGAGAAAGTTGGATTGGCAGAAGTAATATGGCTGCTCCTTATACTAAAGAAGAACATGATATGTTACATCATGCTTATAAATCAATTGGTACTCCGGTTCAATCGGCAACAGATGATTTCAGAAGAGAGCCTGACGATACACACAAAGTTAGTCCTCATAAGCCATTCAAGGGTTATAAAAGAAAATAATTTCATCATCAAAGCCGAGAATAAGTAATTTGTACAAATTACAAGGTTTTCAATGATTGATATTAATAATACCCTAGACCTAGTAAAACTTAAGTTTTACAACGACTACCTTTACCAATGTCACATATATGATGAAGGCGAAAGTGGATACCATAAACAACTTACTGGTGAAGTTGTAAAATCTTACGTTGACCCATTAAATTTAGCCAAAGATGCTTTAATTTTAGATTTGGGTTGTGGCCCGGGTTATTTCTTAGATGAAATGAAAGAAAGGGGCTATACCAATCTAATTGGTGTTACCCTTAGTCCCAATGACGTTAAAATGTGTGAAGATAAAGGCCATACTGTTAAAAAATATGACTTGTCATTCTTGCCACAAGAACAAGGTTATTATGATGAAAGTGTAGACTTTATATTTCTAAGACATGCACTAGAACATAGTCCATATCCAATATTTACATTAATGGAATACAATAGGGTATTAAAACAAAATAGTAAGATTTATATTGAGGTACCTGCTCCTGATTGTGAAAGAAAGCACGAATATAACTTGAATCATTATAGCATTTTTGGTGCTGCTCAGCTATCAGCATTACTTGAGCGTACTGGATTTAATGTCAACACCTTTAATATATTAGAGTTTAATTTAGAAATACCCAATACCGACGGTGAACCTGTTCCAGTTAAAGAAAGGTTTTATTGTATAGTTGCCACTAAAGCTAGGCCGCTAGACATTAAATAAAACGATAAATACTCTCTATATGAGAGTATTTTTATGGCTAGCCGTAAAATTACATAAAGGAATACAATATGAAACCTAGTGAGATATTACGTAGCTTAGCTGACATGATTGATGCAAGACAGCAAATACAATTGTAGTGCGTGATGCTAATGGTGCAATCAATGTTAACGGTTGGACAGTAGGAACACATTTAACAGCAGTGAATTACACAGCAACTAATAGTGATTATTGGATTGGCACTACAACTAAAAATAAAACCATTACATTGCCCAACGCAGCCAATGGTGCATCTAATGGTAGACAATATCAAATCGTCGATGCAGTTCACACAGGCAACCCTGGCACTACTATTGCCGCACAAAGTCCTGCTACAGTAGTCGGTAATCAACCTAGTCAACAGGGTCAAATAATAATTGCTACTTATGTGGGTACAACTTGGTATTTAAATTAATTATGTTTGATCCTTTCCAACAAGCAAAGATACAGCGTAGCTATTCTAAACTCAGGGATACCGTCCCTGAGAAAGATATGTCATTAGACGATTTAAAAAGATTAAGTGGTGCAGGTAAAATTACTGGTGAATCAGCAACAGTAGACCATGAATTAAATGCCAAAAAAGCACAATATATTCGTGAGAATAATATCAAGCCAGGTGACCAAGCTTGGTTCAAAGTTATGTTTGCAAAACCACATCTTACTGGCGAAGATCCTTTTTCCAAATAGTAGCCGTTACTAAATAATTGTATGAGCGGAACTTCTACATTAGTAAAAACACCGTATGTAAAAACCAAGTTCGCAACACAAAAACAGTTAGACGATTTTATCAAGTGTTGTGATCCTAAAACAGGTTATCTGTATTTCATGGATAACTTCTTTTATATACAACACCCTACCAAGGGCAGCATGGTCTATCATCCATGGGCTTATCAAGAACGGTTAATTCATACATATCATAACTATCGGTTTAGTATTAGCTTGATGCCTCGTCAAAGTGGTAAAAGTACCAGTGCAGCAGGATATTTACTTTGGTATGCCATGTTTAATCCTGACTCTACGATTCTTATAGCAGCACATAAGTACACTGGCGCACAAGAGATCATGCAAAGGATAAGGTACGCCTACGAAAATTGTCCTGACTATATTAAAGCAGGTGTTACTACTTACAATAAAGGCTCACTAGACTTTGAGAATGGAAGTCGTATTGTAAGTGCAACTACTACTGAAAATACAGGTCGTGGTATGTCTATCACATTATTGTATTTGGACGAGTTTGCATTCGTTAGACCTACTATTGCTGAACAGTTTTGGACTTCTATTACTCCTACATTATCAACTGGTGGTAAAGCAATTATCACTAGTACTCCAAACAGTGACGAAGACCAATTTGCTCTTATTTGGAAAGGTGCTAATAAAACAGAAGATTCATATGGTAATCAAACTGAATTAGGAGTCAATGGCTTTAAAGCCTATAGAGCATACTGGCACGAGCAACCAGGGCGTGATGATAAATGGGCAGAAGAGATGAAAGCCCAATTAGGAGAAGATCGCTTTAACCGAGAAATCGGTTGCGAATTTATTATCGCGGATGAAACTCTTATTAATCCAAATACACTGATTGAGTTAACTGGAATAGAACCTATACAAAGAATGGGCCAAGTTCGTTGGTATAAAAAACCAGAGAAAGGTAACATATATGTTGTTGGTTTAGATCCTAGCTTAGGCACCGGTGGAGATCCTGCAGCAATTCAAATCTTTGAAGCAAATACTACTACACAAATTGGTGAGTGGAAACACAATAAAACTGACATTCCTAATCAAGTTAAGTTATTGGCACAGATTAACAAATATATCATAGAATGCACTAATGAACCTAACAACCTTTATTATTCAATAGAAAATAATAGCATAGGAGAAGCGGCATTAGTATCAATCAACGAATATGGTGAATCAAATATCAGTGGTATATTTTTAAGTGAGCCTGGTAAAAAACGTAAAGGATTTAATACTTCACATAAAGTAAAATTAGCTGCCTGTGCTAAATTTAAAACTCTATTGGAAAGTAAAAAATTACAAATCAATAGTAGAAGTTTAGTATCAGAGTTAAAAACCTTTATAGCCAGTGGTGGTAGTTATGCGGCTAAAATAGGCGACACCGATGATTTAGTAATGAGTACACTATTAGTTGTTCGTATGTTACAGCAACTAGGTGACTATCATTATGAATTGGAATCACATATGAGAGACCATGACGAGTTTATAGCACCGCTCCCATTTTTTGCGGTATTAAATTAATAATTCAGATAAATATTATTACTATGCCTATACAAACTGATACTATTAACCGTAGCCTTTATGATTTACTAACCGTAAGATACGATGATGTAACTCCATTAGATTCCGAAGAAAAAACTACCGCACCTGAAGAAGCCGATATTTTCAGATTTACTTTTGAAAAAGATGGTGAATCATATGGTAAGGTATATGTCACCATTGATAATAGTAGAAATCTAGTTCTATATTATGGTGATGAAGTAGAAGATAGTCCCGATACTAATACTTCGGGAACCGAATTTACTGACAGTTGGTCAGGTTTTAGAAATATGCTTAAGCAGTGGTCACAACGTAAGCAATTAGATTTTGAATTGAAAAATAAAAATCACTTAGCTAAAGATATGGCTCAAAGAACATATAATAAAGAAAAAGAAAACTTAGGTGAAAGTTATTATCCAATGGGTAAAAGAGGTAGCTATAGCGATGCCGTGCCCAATGTTAAGATAATTATTCAACATACTCGCCAAATTGGTGAAGGTGAGCAAAGGTATCGTAATATAGATAAAATATTTGTAGAAAACACAATGGGTGAAAGATTTGCTGTGCCAAGCAATAAGCCTGGTATAGCCAAAGTATATGCTAGACATATTGCTGAAGGTGGGTCACCTTATGACGATAGAGGTCGTCATATTACTTCACTAGTAGAAGAATATACAAAAATGGCTGGCTTTGTTAGAGCCACTAAAAATAAACAGTTTAATGAATCTACCAATATATTGATACAAGAGGGTGTTAATCATTATCAGGCATTAAGAGAAACACTAAGCAGAATGATCGGCCGTCGTGGTTATAATGCATACTTTGAATCATGGCAACCTATCTTAAGTGAAGAAATTACAGAAGAAGTTAGTCTTAACGAACTATTTGTTCAAGAAACAATTGATCCTAGAATTGAGTCAGTAATGCCAATTCTTTCTAAATTATATAAAAAGGTAAGTGAAATGAAAGAAATCAATCAATTAGAAGAGTGGGCTGATAGCATAATAAATGAATACGCAGAAAATGATAATATTGGATATATTCAATTATTACAAAGCAAATTAAAAGCAGGTAAACCACTGACCTCCCAAGAAAAAGAAAAACTTAAAGCATATCTTGCAGCTAAGAATTTAGGATTAAAAGAAGGTGAAACTTCGTCCAATCCAATGGGAATTCCTGAATCTGAGCTTGATGAAGGCAAGGGAGCTATAAGAAAGTTCTTAGCTGGTTTAGGAATCGTAGGTGCATTGGGAGCATATATTAGTAGTGAAGATGAAGCCATACTACAAAAAATGGCTGTGAAATATGACCAAGCACAGACTTTGGAACAAAAAGCACAAATCAAGCGAGACATTGAAAGAGTTACCAAAGGTAGTTTAGTCAAAGAAGAAGATTTAGAAGAAAGCGGGTTACAGGCATATCTTGGTAATAAGAAATATGGCAAAGAAGGTATGGATGCACTACGCAAAGCAGGTCGTGAACATGTTGGTAAGGAAAAAATGGCAGCTATTCGTGCTAAGTATGACAAACTAGATGAAGAAGATATGGCAGAAAGTTCACAAAGAGTTGATCGTCTTGTTACTAGAGCGTTAAAAATAATGCGTGGGGGAACAACTGCTGATGCTATAGCAGCATTAAAAACTGTCCTTGGTGAAATGGAGTATAATGAACGTCCACAATTTTATGATTTCTATATTAGGCAAATGGTTGATATGTACGGCAAGCAAGGTATGGCGGAAGATTTAGATGCTAACCAAAAGCGTGTAGGACAATTAGGCCCAACCGAAAAGGTAGGACCTAAGGGCGCAGTTGGTAAACTAGTTGGCGCTAGTGAAAGTATTAGAGAAGGTCAAGAAGACTTAGATACCATCAAACGATTATTGGGTGAAGGGTTAGCAGGAGAATTTGCAGGTGGCACCCTTGGAGGAGTCGCTGGCAATCTAGCGGGCACCGCAATTGGCGGACCAATTGGTGGAATTGTCGGAGGCGCAGTAGGTGGTGCCGCCGGCGGAATCGCTGGACGTGAATTAACCAAAGAAGACCAACTTAATGAGTTTGCCTTTCTTGCACCTGCATTAGCGGCTGGCGCAAGAGCATTATTACCATTATTATCTCGTGCTGGTCCTGCATTAGGCCGTATGGCATCTACCGCAGGAAAAGCCGGTGCTGAAGTAGCCGGAAAAGCAGCAACTGGAATTGGTAAAGGTGCTGTAGAACTTGGTAAATCAGCAGCGCAGTCAACAGCCCAAAATGCAGGTAAAGTTGGTTTAGGTGCCGGCATATACTCAATAGCTGATGAGATTGGTAAATCAATTCCTCAAGGCTTGAATAAAGTTTATACAGATGCAACACAAGCCACTAGCGCATTAACTAGTATTCTTGGTAATGCACTTGATGGCAAAACTATTGGTGAATTAGGAATGGCAGCCGCTAAATATGCGATACCGTTGGGTATACTATTAGCCGCACTATACGGTGGTAAGAAAATAATTGACCAAGTAATGTCTGAAGGGGAAGATGATAGTATTATGGGATCAATCGGTAAAACATTTGAAGGTCAAGAAGACTTAGATACTATCAAACGATTATTGGGTAAATAAACTTCTAAAAAACCGCACAAAAAAGTGCGGTTTCCCATATATGGGATAAATATACTTGACGGATCGCTGTAAGTAGTTTATACTTACGATTCGTTAGTCACTCATGGTGAGTGGCGAATATTAAACAGAGACCATCTCAATTTTAAGGAAAAATATCATGGCATCACTCGCAGAAATCCGCGCTCGTATTGCAGCGCAAGACACAAAAGCACAACGCACCCCCGGTGCTCAATCTGATAACTCAATCTACGCTCATTGGAACGCAGAAGAAGGTACAACCGCTACCGTTCGTTTCCTACCAGATGCGAATCCTTCAAATACGTTCTTTTGGGTAGAACGTCAAATTATTAAACTTGCCTTCAATGGTGTAAAAGGTAGTACCGATTCTAAACGTGTTGAAGTTCAAGTACCATGTCTAGAAATGTACGGTGACAGTTGCCCTATTCTAGCAGAGATTCGTCCATGGTATAAGGATGAAACTCTTAAAGAAATGGCTAACAAGTATTGGAAAAAACGTAGTTACTTGTTCCAAGGTTTTGTACGTCAAAACCCAATTGGTGATGACAAGGTTCCCGCGAATCCTATTCGTCGGTTCGTCATTAGCCCACAAATCTTTACCATCATCAAATCTAGTTTGATGGATCCTGAAATGGAAGAATTGCCCACTGACTATATGCGCGGTCTTGATTTTAACATCAAGAAAGCTAGTAAAGGTGGCTATGCTGACTACTCAACTTCTAACTGGGCACGTAAAGAAAGCGCACTAACTCAGGCTGAACAAGATGCTATTGAAGCACATGGTCTTTTCAATCTTACTGAGTTCTTGCCTAAAAAGCCAAATGAAGCCGAGTTGCGTATCATCAAAGAAATGTTTGATGCTTCAGTAGATGGTCAACCATACGACAATGATCGTTGGGGATCATACTATCGTCCATATGGGCTAGAAGCACCTACAGGTAATGGTAGTCAAGCAGTTGCTACTGAGGTTAAGGTTAATAATAAACCCGTAGAAGCTATGGAAGAAGATGACCCTATTGCTTCGGCTGAGCCTATTTCAATTCCTAAAGCACCAGCTGGTGATAAGGCACAAGACATTCTAGCAATGATTCGTGCCCGTCAGAATAAGCCCGCTTAAGTAGAGAAGGGAGGGTATATACCCTCCCTATACAGGAGAACAATATGACATTACCAGACGAAAGATATCGTGCCTTAAAGCAGGGTAAAAAACTATTAGAAGAACTATGTGATCCGGGTCGTACTCCTCGTGTCCCTAGTTTAGTACGGGATAAGGCTAGAACAGCACTTAGGCATTTTCCCAGTGATTATGAAATTGACCGAATGGCTGATCAATGTCCAGAGATACTTGATAATCAACCATTTAGTATGTATAATGTTGGATTAAACAGATAATAAGGAAAACTATTATGTCAAAATTAAGCAAATTAGATAAAGTAAATGAATCAATCACTATCAATCGTTATGACAATGGTTGGATGGTTGAAGTAGGCGGTCGTAATGATGAAAGCGATTGGAAGAACTGTAAGATTGTATGTAATTCAGAAGAGGAAGTTCTTAACGTAGTTAAAGAATGGAATACAATGGATTTGGACAGTTAAAATGACCAAACCATTTGATATAAGTAAATTTCGCCGTGACATTACTAAATCTATTGAGGGACTTAGTATCGGGTTCAATGATCCCACTGATTGGATATCTACAGGTAATTTCGCCCTCAATTATCTTATATCCGGTGATTTTAATAAAGGCGTACCTCTTGGTAAGGTTACTGTCTTTGCCGGAGAATCAGGAGCAGGAAAATCATTCATTTGTTCAGGAAACCTAGTACGCCATGCACAACAACAGGGTATTTTCGTAGTATTGATTGATACAGAAAATGCCCTTGATGAAAAATGGCTACATGCTTTGGGTGTATCTACAGAAGAAGATAAGCTGTTGAAGTTAAATATGGCTATGATTGATGATGTGGGTAAAACTATATCAGAATTTATGAAGACATATAAAGTACTACCTGAAACTGATAAACCAAAGGTTTTGTTTGTACTTGATAGCTTGGGTATGTTGCTAACTCCCACTGACGTTAATCAATTTGAAGCAGGTGACATGAAAGGTGATATGGGTCGTAAGCCCAAAGCATTAACAGCACTTGTGCGTAATTGTGTTAACATGTTTGGTAGTCATAATGTAGGATTAGTTGCTACTAATCATACATATGCTAGTCAGGACATGTTTGACCCAGATGATAAAATTTCAGGTGGTCAAGGCTTTGTGTATGCGTCAAGCATTGTTGTTGCTATGAAAAAACTCAAACTCAAAGAAGACGAGGATGGTAATAAGATTAGTGAGGTACGTGGTATTCGGTCGGCATGTAAGATTATGAAAACTCGTTATGCCAAACCTTTTGAAAGTGTTCAAGTTAAAATCCCTTATGAAACGGGAATGAGCCCCTATTCAGGTCTACTTGATATGATTGAAAAGGCTGAACTTGTTAAGAAAGAAGGTAACAGTCTTGTTTACACTACCCTTGATGGAGAAATCATTAAGAAGTTTCGTAAAGCATGGGAAGCAAATGCTGATGGTTGCCTAGATAAAGTAATGACCGAATATAGCCAAAAAACAACTCGTAAGATAAGTAATGTATTACCTGAGGAGGAAAATGCAGAATGAGTCTAGATATTATTTCATCCGTTTGGGATGCATTGAGTACACACATTGATTTAAATGAACGCAAGTATGCGGCAGAAACTCTTGTTGATTTTTTAATTGACAATGATTTTCAACCAAATGAAATTTTAGAACACTTTCAGGGTGATACTGAAATGACCCATGCAATCAAAGGTTGGGTCGATCAATATGGTGATGATGATTTTGATTTTGATGACGTAGAAGACGCAGATACAGACGATTGGGATTAAATGGCAAATTGGTACACACGAATCTCACAAGACTTATCCGTCATACCTGATTTCATAACGTACTACGAATTAGAACTAGTTACTTCTAAAAAAGAGGTAACAATATACGGCAATGTTGAAAAAAACATTGCCGGCTTACCCGGTATCACTGAAAAACATTTTTCTAACTTACAAGAAATTGAGGCAATATTAAATTATCTCAATATTCAATTAAGAAAGATTCGTAGAAAACATTTTCAAAAATATTTGGAGGCATATAATCGGGCTTTAACAAGCCGTGATGCTGAAAAATATGTTGATGGTGAAGATGAAGTTATTGATTTTGAAACAATAATTAATGAAGTAGCCTTGATTAGAAATAGATATTTAGGAATCATGAAGGCATTGGAGAGCAAGAACTTTATGTTAGGTCATCTAGTTAGATTAAAAACAGCGGGGATGGAAGATTTTACTATCTAACGCAATTTGGTCCGTGACCATGCCTGCCGAAATTTGATGAATCCAAAGTTTTACCACATTTCTCACAGGTCTTTTTTAATCTTGGCGGATGTTTCTTTGTCTTTTTAATAAGCCCTGTGAATATTTTACAATTTTCGCCGTGCGATCTGTTATAGTTAGCACTATCCATAACGTTATTACAATGGATACAGGTAATTTTTTTCTGAGAACAGTGTAAACCTCTTTCTATTTGTTCTAGAACATGTTTTTTATGAAATTCTTTGTTTTGTAAAATCCATGAACCTTCTTTAATTTTTTGTTGGATTATTTTGTCTCGTTCTTTGTTAGCCTTAGTTAAGTTTTCTTTATTTTGAAAACCTAAAATACCTTTTTGTGCTCTCGCCTGGCTGGACCTTTTTTGAATTTCTCCACCCAATAAATGATGCGTCCCATTAAGAACTCTCAGCTTATTTTGTTGTCTATTCAACCTCGTAAGTGTTTCAGGATCTACACCAAGTTTTCTACCAATTAATACACAGGCAGCGTAATCTTTTTGAAAAAGATGTATATCGTAATGTTCTTGTAAAGTGACCGCTATTAAATTAATTGGATCATTATTATTATGATTCCCATCTACATGATGAATTTCATAACTTCTTCCGTTTGGTTCTTTTGGAATTTTACCGTAATGATTTTCATAAATCCTACGGTGTTTGTTAGTACCGCAATAAATACACATGCTGATGCTCCTCAATAGCGTTAGAGTAGTTGGGAATCCCCATTCCGCGAACTACACTTTTATTTATCCCGTTTAACTTGTATATTTGATTGTTATGTGCTATTCTTAACAATCATTAAACAGCCGGCATGGAAGATATTCAAATAGGATAAAATATGTCAAATAATATTAATAAAGGGTATTCAACCCAAAATACAATGTGGAATCAACAAATACAACAAATAACACCCCTAACTACTGCTCAAATTAGCAATATGACTGCAAGTTATAATCTTGCTAATGCTGTTAATTATCCCAGTATATCCTCTATTAATTTGAATGACATTATAAAATCAACAACTGGTTATCATGATGGCAAGTACATTAAAACTTATCAAATTATTGAGGCTGCTGAAGATTTGTTGGTGTTAAGTGTAGCCCATAAAAGATTATTGAGTGAAAAGATTTCAGCACTTGCAAAATCATTTGCATTTAGAAATATTCTGGATTCAGTTGTTTTTGAAAATTTAAACGATAATGACCGAGAAATCGCTAACTCTATTAGAAAATATTATAGCCAACAAATAATAATGTGGGCGCTTAAAGGAATTAAATTAACAGCATTTAGAGAAGATTTAAAAACTTATATTAATGGTGAAGGTAATAAATTTGTAGAAAATACTATTCCATTAGTAACTAAATTGCCTTATTTTTATGATTATGATATTAAATTAGATGAAATAAAAAGAGAGTTTACTACAGATACCGAAAGGTTTAATCTTGCTACCAATAATCCTAGTAAGCGAAGTTTCATTTTAACTCCGATTAAATCACTATCTCGTAAAACTAAAAGAGTAAAGTGTATTGAATATTGGTTGAAAGATAATCATAATCAAGCCTATAAAATAGAAATTGAACATAATAATACTTTACAACACTTATGGGATAAAACTTTTAATTCTAGTAAATTAGAAATATTGGGTTACATTAAAGTAAAACGTTTAGATGATTTAAATTATTTTCATATATTTGGTTGGGAAGTGTTGTAATTTTACTACATCTTGGAAAGTTGACAATAAATGGGCAAGGATGTATAATGAAATTATACGCTAAGAAAACGGAGAAGCAAATGGAATTTGAAGCTACAGTCATTAATACTATTAAACCAATACTAGGCTCAAAAGAATTGGTAGATTTTAGCTATGGCACATTGTTCGTAACCTGTGCCGAAGAGAAAGCCCGTTGTATTTTTCACACACTTTGTGACAATTTTGGCGGAGTCAACAAAGTCCGCATCAGCAAATGTGGTGAGGAATTTGCCTACGATTTTGTCGCTTGACAATAAATGGATTTGGATCTATAATACTTGTATTGAATCAACAAAAGGTCACAAAATGACACAGTTTATTGCTAAAGGTTACATTGAAAACGGTGACTCAGCCATTCTTTGGAGAATGGCCGACTACCACTATCAACTGGAAGTTGGGTTTGGAACACCTAGACAACGGTCCATTGATTTGACGGATACCGAGTACTACGATGCTTATTGTATGTTGCAGGCAATTTGTATGGATAAAGTGGAAGTTGTTGCGTAAAAACAACATTACCAAAGGTTGACAATAAATCAGGTTCCCTGTATAATAGAATCTTAGACAGTTAAACAACGGAGTTCAAAATGCGTACACCAACTATCATCAACGGTCTGAAAAACTCTCAAAAATTCCGTGTGATTTTCAAGGGCGATGGCTCTGAAAATGACATTGGTATGTACATGACGGTCAAGCAAATGTCCGAAATGTTTGCTACGACCAATGCCCGATCATTGTGTTATGAAGCCCTTGAGATGTTGGCTTCTGAGCGCCAATCTACAAAAGCCATTGTAGGGCTTGGTACTACAATCCGTGGTAAGCAAATTCAAATTGATTTGATTTAAAAGGAAATATAATGAGTAGATTAGCGTTTATTGGCCGACCGTGGGTAGCGTTTGACGCAACAGATTTGCAACACCGAGCTTGGTTCGCAGAGTTTCGAAAATTAGGCACTTGGGGAAAGTGTCCTGTGCGATTCATCATTCCAGATGAACACGGTGATCTTATCACTATGATCCAACGACGCTTGATTGATTATTATGTGGGTAAAGAATTTGAACCAATTAATGTAACTTCAGCTCCGTTGACCTATAGTCCATTTGATACACCTAAGGCCGTAAATAATTAGGCTTATTAATGAAGCCTAGAATAGCATTATTCCTTAATGATCCAGAATGTTCGGTCATCTGTTGCGCTGGTATATATGAGGCACTATCTGAACAGTATGACATTCGTATCTTTACCAAACACGACCTTACTACAAAAATTTTAAAAAAAGCTGATATTATTGCCTTTCCAGGTGGAATTGGTAATAGTGGTTCTTTTGAAGAATTACTTGAAGATAAAGTAGATATAGTAAAAGAATACCTAGCCAAAGGTGGCAGATATCTTGGTATTTGCATGGGAGCTTATTGGGCAGGGCATTATTACTTTGATATATTGGATGGAATCAAGGTTGTACAATATATCAAACGCCGCGATACCGAAATCAAACGTAGTTATGCTACCGTAGCCGAAGTGAATTGGAATGATCATAAAGAAAATATGTATTTCTACGATGGGTGTGCCTTTATATGTAAACCACATAAACAGAAAACTATTGCTACTTACGCCAACGGTGATCCAATGGCTATTATGCAAAATAGAATTGGCTTGATTGGTTGTCATCCTGAATCATCATTATCATGGTATCGCCAACCCTATTTAAAACAATATTGGCACGAATTTCGGCACCATGAATTATTATTAAATTTTGTTAATGACTTAATGGAAAGGTAATGAATAGTAATCAATTTGATCGTATAATTGCTATTTGGGGTTGGATTATTATAATCATTGTGCTACATTATGAATATGGTAGGTAAATTATGATCAGGGTCTATATAAAATGATTTGGAGTGCCATACTGGACAACAAAAAGATACCAAGGAAAAACAATGAGTAAAATTGTACTAAGTTGTGGGCACGAGGTAAACGACTTTGATCACGCTTATCATATTATGACCAAAGGTACAGATCGTTATGGTGAACGGGCTATTGTATATCAAACTGTCTGCGGACCTTGTGAAGATCGTTATAGACAACAGGGACAGATTTTTGACTTTGAAGAAGTAGCACATCAGTGGGTTGGTAAGGATAATACCGTATAAAAACAATATTAAACCTTTAAGGAATAATTATGAATATTGAATTGGATCGTGAAACAATTAGTGATGAATTATATAACAAACTTCTACAGCATTTTGTGAACAAGGCAGTGGCACAAGGTGTGTTTGTGACTAAACACACTAAATTCGAAGACTGGGTACTAACCTGTCGTGTAGAAAACACAGTGCATTGACAGGAATTCTGAAGCCGTGTATACTTACTAACTTAACTGAAAAAAGGACCTAACATGTACGACGATAACCTTTCCGAAGATGATTTTGCTAACCTAGATTTTTTGATTGAACTAGATCCTCAAGGACTACAGGCATGGTTAGACGCCGCAGATAATGATGATTTGGTTTATGCCTTAGAAATTCTTAGGCCACTGATTACCAATTTGACTCTCAAGGAATTGGCAATCATGGATTTGGTCACTAACACCGATTTGGCAGATGAGGTGGTGGATCGTATCCGTAAGCTTAAGTAAATTTCTGCATTTGACAATAAATAGACACGGGCGTATAATAGACTTATACGCTGAGAAAACGGAGTTACAAATGAGCGCAATGAGCAATCTTTATACAGAAATCCAAGAACTCCTTGAAGAAGGATTGTTCCCAACGGTGATCGCAAGTCGGCTTGGTGTTCCTCTGAATTGGGTAGATCAGGTCCGTATGGATTTGGATCCCCCTGATCTGTCACCTGACAGTGAGGAGCAGTTCCAAGACTACGATTCAGCTATCGCAGGTTGACAATAAATGGGTTTGGGTGTATAATATATACATACACTGAGAAAACGGAGTAAGTAATGGTAACACAAACACTGTATAGCAACTCGGTAGATTTTTTTAGCCGATTTGAAGCCGACACTTTTTCTATGGAAATCTTGGATGACACTACTGGTAACTGGGAAGGTTACATTGGCGTCGGTGGCGAACTGGTTCAGGCTGCAGGCTTCGATGCTAGCACCGGTAACGGCTGGTACGACGATACCCTGATTTGACAATAAATGGTTTTGGCTGTATAATATACACATACACTGAGAAAACGGAGTAACAAGTGGCACAAGTTCTAGTCAAATACGGCGAGTACCGTAATCTTCCCGTGATCAATACTAAATTCACCCTTGTCAAGGATTTTCATCAGGGCAAGAAAGGTGCTTACATCACTGTTAAGAACGATGGGCAATTTCCAATCGCTATTAGCGTGGTTAAGGTTAAAGTAAATAATGTTATGAATGTAGAATATCTTGATGGAGAACCTGTAATGGCGCAAGCTGTGGAATTTAAAGCACTGAAAACCCCCGCGGTCGAGACCGAGCAAGAAGCAATGGATCGGATCGCTACCCGTTTTCAAATTCTTGATGACATGTCCAAGGCATGTATCAACGGCGATATCCGTGCAATGATTGTGTCAGGTCCTCCAGGAGTTGGTAAGTCATTTGGTGTTGAGACCCAGTTGGAAAAGGCTGCAATGTTTGACAAAATTGCAGGCAAACGTGTACGCTTTGAAATTGTCAAAGGTGCAATGACTCCAATTGGACTGTACTGCACACTGTACAAGTACTCTGATCCAAAGAACGTCCTAGTATTTGACGATTGCGATTCGGTCTTCCAAGATGATTTGGCTCTGAACATTCTCAAGGCTGCTCTTGACAGTGGTAAACGTCGGCGCATTTGCTGGAACTCGGATAACTCTATGCTTCGCCGTGAGGGTATCCCCGAGTCATTTGAATTCAAAGGTTCGGCAATTTTTATCACTAACTTGAAATTTGAGAACCTCAAATCCAAGAAATTGCAAGATCACCTCGAGGCTCTGCAAAGTCGTTGTCACTTTCTTGACCTAACGATTGATACGGAGCGTGATAAGATTCTTCGGATCAAACAGGTTCATCGTGATTGTGACGGTGGATTGTTTAAAGACTATGATTTTGAAGGTGACGAGGGCGATCAAATCCTAAACTTCATGGAATCAAATAAGTCTAAACTCCGTGAATTGTCGCTACGCATGGCACTAAAGATTGCGGATCTGACTAAAGTGTCATCTTCAAACTGGCGTGTACTTGCGGAAAGCACTGTGATGAAACGCGGTTGATAATTTTCTCTCTCTGAAGTGGTTTTTAGGGGGATTTAAATCCCCCTTTTTTTGCCTTTTAACTTGAATAATTTTTTGGATGAGTGTATAATCTATCGATGATAACAGGCACCGTTAAGATAATAATTGACAATGATAAGATTTTAATGAGCTTACCATTTTCAAAAACATTTATTAAGGACTTGCGAAGTCAGGAAATCTTTGGTTTATATTGGAATTCTGATGCTGTTAGATATGAAACAATATTTTCAACCGATACGTTAAAAAAACTAATCAATACCGTATCTAATCATTTTTCTACTATAGAATATTGTTCAAATGCAACCAGTGTTATTGATTGTATTAATGAATACACCTCGATTAAATATTGGCAACCTACATTAGTTTGTAGGAATGGTTTTCACTATATTGCGGCTAGTAATCAACATTTAGATGATGCAATAAAAGATATTCCGTTAAATAGTAATATAAAAACACTTTCGCTACTGGCAGAATACGGAATTGCAATTGATCAACAATTAATTGGGTCCGATAATAAATTAATCTTTGCATCTAATTATTATGCTCAATTTGATTATAATAATACAGAGTGTATAACGTATTGGTTAAAGGAAATCGAGTGCGATTGTGTTATATTTGCAAGCAGACCTTATACTACCGTTGGTACATTTTTATACAATGAGTGTATAAAACAAGGATTACATGTTACTATAATGCATGATGAATTGAATTTAGATTTGGAATACAAACAAGTTAAACGGCCGGTTATGATTAGATTTTTGTCTAACCAATATCCGTTCCCCCATAGTTTAAATATTAAAAAGGTAATTAAAATTACCAATTCTTTACCGGTTGATGTTAAATGAAGCAAGTTAAACTAGAAATAAAAGACGAAGTTAATTGTAAATTTGTCGGTCTAGAACTTAGTGAACGTAAAGCCCTTGTAAAAATGTTTGAATACGAGATACCTGGTGCAAGATATTTACCAAGTGTCCGTTTAGGTAGATGGAATGGAAAAGTCAGCTATTTTAGTTTAGGTGGTAGTACATTCATCAATCTATTGCCTGAAATTATTCCTATATTGGATCGTGCTGGATACGACATTGAGTTGGAAGATATTAGAGAATATCGTACAAACTTTGAATTCAACCAAGTGTCTGAATCTACCTTTTCTCATAAAGTTTGGCCCAAAGGTCATCCTAAAGTAGGTGAGCCAATTGTACTTAGAGATTATCAGATACAAATTATTAATGACTTTTTAACTAATCCGCAAAGTCTACAAGAAATTGCAACTGGTGCAGGTAAGACTATCATGACTGCCGCACTAAGTTACAGTATTGAAAAATACGGTCGTAGTATTGTAATCGTTCCAAATAAAAGTCTAGTTACACAAACTGAAGCAGATTATAAAAACCTTGAACTAGATGTTGGTGTTTATTTTGGAGATAGAAAAGAAATAGGAAGAACTCATACTATATGTACTTGGCAAAGCCTTAACAATATGCTTAAAAAAACAAAAGCAGACGAGGCTGAAGTTCCAATTGGTGAATTTTTAGATGGTGTGGTATGTGTAATGGTTGATGAAGTACATCAAGCAAAAGCCGATGCTCTTAAAACATTATTAACTGGAGTAATGTCACATATCCCAATTCGTTGGGGATTGACTGGAACTATACCTAAAGCTAAATTTGAAGCACAGGCTTTGTTTGTTAGTTTAGGTCCCGTAATAAATAAACTCTCAGCTAGCGAATTACAAGATCAGGGAGTTCTTGCTAGGTGTCATGTTAACATTGTTCAATTGCAAGATAAGGTTGAATTTTCAAATTATCAAAGTGAATTAAAACATCTACTTGAAGACAAAAATAGATTAGATAAAATTGCAGACTTGATAGATAAGATTAAAGATTCAGGTAATACATTAATTTTAGTAGATAGGGTTAACGCAGGAAATGAAATCGTAAGTAGAATCCCCGACAGTGTTTTTATAAGTGGCGAAACAAAACTTACAGAGAGAAAGGATGAGTATGATAGTGTGGCGACTAGCAATGGAAAGGTTATTGTGGCGACTTACGGTGTGGCCGCTGTGGGTATTAATATCCCCCGCATTTTTAATTTGGTTCTTATTGAGCCCGGAAAAAGCTTTGTCCGTGTTATACAAAGTATCGGGCGAGGCATTAGAAAGGCAGAGGACAAGGATCACGTAATGATTTGGGATATTACCTCTTCATGTAAATTTGCCAAACGTCATTTGACCCAACGAAAAGCTTTTTATAACGAAGCAAACTATCCTTTTGATGTTGAAAAATTAAATTATAAATGATATACTATTAAAATGAACATACTTCTCTTAGACAATACCAAATACAATCTAGAAAATCTTCCTGATGAAATTGACGATCTTAGGTTTGCTATACTAGACAACAGTAATCCTAGCAACGTAGACTATCATTATATCCCACTAATCTTTTTAGAAAGCTTTAATAGTCCTGCGCTTGTACTACAAGTTGGCGAACATAAAATTAAAATGCCAGTAGATTGGCAAATATTGATCGGTGAAAAAGAACATGGTGATTTAGAAACACTACCACTGACTAGTATTAACGATAGAGGTTTTAGTGCATTTGAGTTTAATCCACTTTCATCATTTAGTCCTAGCTTTTTACCAATCGAGATAGTGGATATCTACCATGATGTAACTTGGTATGCACCTAGATTAAAGAATGGTCAATTTTTGTGTGTTCCATTAGAGCCCGGCCCTAAACCCCAGTGTGCTTATTTTGTAAAAGAAGTAAGTCGTAATTGTGAATTGGTTGATTACAATCAGGCGTTTTAATGGCAAAAGAAAAAGTAGCTAGTGACGAAAAATTTGACAAACAAGATTTTGACTTGTTTGAAGCCCTTACTGCTTTGGATAAAAAAGACTATGGGTATTATGATAGGTTAACTACAGAACAGCAAAAGAAGTTTGTACCTTTTATGATGCTACACTGGATGAGTGCTATCAAAGGTTCAAGTGATTTGCAAAGGTATTACTTACAAAGTATAGACTATCATGCTAATAAATATTTCCTTAATGAATCTATTTCTAAACATCCTAAATTACAATGGCTAATGTTGTGTGCTAGTAGTCCAGGACTAGGAAAACAGTTTCATCAATGGATTCCTCATATTAAAGATAGAGTAAGTAAACTAAAAGAACCTGCTAAAGCAAAAGATACTAAAGAATATTTTACTAAAATTTATCCTAAAGCTAACAAGGATGAATTACAAGAAATCACTAGTGCATTTGTTGAATCACAAAATCGTAAGATGCATTTAGCTAAATTATTCCCTAATCTAAAGCTACAAGATATTGAAGTTTTAAATACATTGATTACCGATGATGATATTAACAACTATGAAAGAGACTCAGGAAACTAAATCTCCTTATTCATGTGAGTTTTGTAAGAGATCGTTTATTAGAGAATCCACGGTGCTCAAACATATATGTGAGTATAAACATCGTTGGATGGATAAAGATAAGCAAGGCAATAGATTAGGTTTTCAGTCTTGGGTAGAATTTTATAAGAAGAATTCTACCAGTAAAAAACAAAAAACATATGAAGAATTTATTCGTAGTGCATATTATATTGCGTTTGTAAAATTTGGATCATATTGTATAGATGTAAATGTATTAAATGTTAGTAGGTATATTGATTGGTTGTTGAAAAACCAAATTAAAATTGATTCATGGTGTCAAGATTCTAACTATACTAAATTTCTTATTGAGTATTTGCGTATAGAAGATCCTATGGATGCTATAGCCAGAAGTATTGAAACTACTATCAACCTGGCAGAAGTTGAAAGAATTCTTAGCAAAGATTATCTAAGATATGGTAATTCAAATAAAATTTGCTATGCAATTACTACAGGTAAATTGAGTCCTTGGATTCTTTATCATAGTGCTAGTGGAAAAGAGTTCTTAGACAAACTAGATGAATCGCAAATTAAAATGATCATTGACTATTTGAATCCTGAACTATGGGCAATTAAATTTAAACGAGAACCTGAAAAGGTTGATGAAGTTAAATCATTACTAACATTAGCAGGTTATTAATGTCAGATAAACATAAGGTAAGAATTCCGTGGCGTAAGGGTATGACATTAACAGCTTGGGATGAGATTTGTATTTGGGCTCTTAAAAATTATGGTACACCGGGCTCTAAATATGTAACAACCCTGACCGAAGATTATATGGATTTTTTATTTTCAGATGAAAAGGATGCCATACATTTCTCATTAAGATGGTTATGACTACCATTAGACCTTTTCAAGATTATGATGATAATGATCCAAATATTCAACAAAGGGCTAATCGTTGGAAGTATTGGGAAGCATTAAAAACCATACGTAAAGAATATATGGAATCAAAAAGTGGATTTGATGCATATGAGTTTGAAGATTACTTATTAAATAGGTATGGTATACGAATGAATTTAGTAAGTGGTAATATTACAGATGGATATGAAATAGTTGATGAAAAAAAATATCTGATATTTTTATTAAAATTTTAATGACGGCTGTAATAATAGAAAATAAAAGTAGTAGTGAAATCAGTAGTATTATACATGAATTAAAAACACATGGGTTAATTGCTAATGAACATTATGAATTTAGATACTTTCCCGGTACTTGGGATCCTATGCTGGGTGAAATCCCAAAAAAGTGTGAATTTAATTTCAAAGATGATAAACTAGCTAGTTGGTTCATGTTGATATGGGGATAGCATACAATTATTATGAAGGGGTTACTTGGGAATTGACCAAAGTAGGATGGTACGAATGTTGCATCAATTCAGAAAGAGTAGATAGATTTGATCATTTTTCTAATATAATTGAATGGTTGCATGAAAAAATTGATAAGTGTGAACGTCATTCTAGATGGATATTGACTCATACAGACATGTGTTTTAAATTTAGGTATGAACGTGATTATTTGCTTTTCATGTTAAGGTGGGGATGAAATTACTAAAGGCTAATCAAGCTGATAGTCTAGTAGTCATCATAAGAGATTATGAATTTTTTGATGGAGACACTACTGAAGCTATGGATGAATGGTGTTGGCAAACATTTGGTTATCATCCTAGAGAAGGCATGGTAATGACATTTCGTGAACCTAGCCATACCAATTGGTTTATGTTGAGATGGGGATAGAGAATAAATCGCGCCGAAAAAAATCAACAGATGATTGGCATACAGTGATTACTGGAAAAGAAAATCACTGGCAGGCAACTCAATGGTGTACTGAACAATTTGGCCGACGCTGGGGTGTTGTAGATAATCGAGATGGTATATGGTGTTGCTTTTGGGCTGGTCGAGAACAATTTAGTTCTTATAAATGGTATTTTGAAAATGAGTATGATATTATTTGGTTTACATTGAGGTGGGCATGAATAAACAATTACAAAACATAGACAACATTGGAAACACTTTAGTTGGTGTATTCCATAGAATCGCACTATTTGGCATAGGAGCTGCTACAATATGGGCAGCTGGATCAGATTTTATAGAAATGTTTAGCCAAACTCGTGCTAGTATTGATGACCTATTACTACTGTTTATCTATTTAGAAATTGGGGCTATGGTTGGCATATATTTCAAAACCAACCATATGCCAGTGCGTTTTCTAATTTATATTGCTATTACAGCACTAACCCGGCACATGGTAGATTTGGTGGCAATTGGGGATGAATCTATGACAAATATATTGACATTGGCAGGGGCAACTCTTATACTTGCTATTAGCTTGTTGCTGATTAGAATGGCCAGTAGTAAATATCCTAGTAACCAACATGAGGATTTAGGATAATGAAATTTAAATCAGATGTAGATATTGACTTTGGAGATAGAGACTCTATTCTTCGGTATATTAAGCATACTCCTGCAGCTATGCGTAAAGTTAATCCTATAAGAAAACATGCTACAGGAATTTATGTAACAGATATTCCATATGATCCAATGAATCACATGGCTGCTATTGATTATGCAGATGCAGAAAATAGAGGTTATTTAAAATTAGATTTTCTTAATGTTCATGTTTACAATAAAGTAAAAAGTGAAGAACATTTAATTGAATTGATGAGAGAACCTGATTGGTCTAATTTAAAAAATAAAGCTTTTGTAGAACAGTTAATTCATTTGAATAATCATTATAATTCAATACAAAAGATGCCTGAACCTATTAATAGTATACCTAGGTTAGCTATGTTTTTAGCTGTTATTAGACCTGCTAAAAAACATTTGATTGGTAGAACTTGGAATGAAATCGCAAAAACTGTATGGGATAAGGGAGATGATGGATATCATTTTAAGAAGGCGCATGCCATTTCCTATTCATGGCTCGTAGCAGTGCATATGAATTTATTAGGGTAATCTTTTTACTAGTGTAATACTACGTTTTTTGGATCTACGTTTATGTAGTTCAGCTAAACTACATACAGGACCATGAATTATAATTAAATTTTTATTTGTAAAGGTTCTTAAAAAAGGTCTAAACATAGACCATTCTTCTTTTAAAAATAAATTAATAGGTATTAATCTATTACTCTCCCACCACCATGTCTCGCCTAATTTTAAAAAAATGTTTTTGGCTTCTAAATCAAGTATTGCACCATAATCATATATAGTGGTTACAGTATCATCACGGTTTTGCACTATACCAACATAGTCTTGGTCGGCATAGGAGCACACTGTAATAAAAGGGTGATGCTCGGTTAATTTAGTAAAAAAATCTTTTTGAACCATACAGAATATTTACTCTAGTTTACCCGAATTAATAATTAAATATATAGAGACTAAATACTAGAAGGAGCTCAAATTTGTGTACTCAACCGCAGTATTTCTCTATACGCAGCGACAAATTGTTGTTTTATTATCAGGATATTCACCGAGGAGATATATGCCCGTATATGCCAAACCCCTAACCCTTCACAGAGGGGTAGATAACCAAATTCAATTTCAGTTCTTAAACCAAGAACAGAAACCCGTGGATATAACAGGTAAGCAAATTACATGTAGAATTATTAATTATGAAGGTAATGCAACACTTTTACAAAAGAGTCTTACCTTACAATTGCCCGCTACAGGTATAGCGGCTCTTGAAGTAAGTGCTGCTGATTTAGTAGCCATTGATCCACAAAAATGCTATTACTCATTAGAAATACCAGTTGGTGCTTTTGATTATCCTGTTTTCGTAGATCAAAATGCAGGTGCTAGGGGCGACATGTATATCGTTAATTCGGTATTACCTAGCTTTGTTCCCTCAATTGAAGTTAGTATTCCAACTGGGCAAGCATTTCCTAACAACAATCCAAATCAAAATTCTCAACCTGATGTTACTTATTATTCTAGTGTGATTGAAAGTAGTGATAGTTCCATACTTACCTTCCAAGTCAAACTAGAAGAATATTATGGGAACGTTGACATTCAAGGTTCTACTATAGTAGATGGAGATTGGTATCCAATTACTAATAATACATATGATGATGTTACTGACACAATTGGGTACACCATTACTGGATTTCATCCTTACGTAAGAATTGGATTTACTAGTAATGCAGGCGCGATAACCAATATATTGTCTCGCTAGTTCTCCGTTGTAGTTGTTCAATTATTAAATTTATGCTATAATATAGGGATGTTTGATATCCTATCTATTATTCCAGGTAAAAAAAAGAATACTCAATCTGGATGGACTTCTTTTAATGCCATATGTTGTGGGTATCGGGGGCATAAGCCAGACCAAAGAATGCGGGGTGGTATTAAGTTTGATGGCGATACTGCGTGGACTATGCATTGCTTTAACTGTCAATTTAAGTGCGGGTTTATCTTAGGTAAAAGTATTTCTCCAAAGACTAGACAGTTGCTACAATGGTCTGGAATCGAAGATTCTCAGATAACTAAATGGAGTCTAGAAAGTCTACAACATAAAGATTTGTTAGATTATATACGAGTAAAAAAACAAAAAAGTAGAATTAAATTTCAGGATCATACATTACCTGAAGGAGAATTAATTGATATTAATAATCCTCAGCACACTGTATTCTCAGAGTATTTGTTGAGTAGAAGTATCAATCCTAATAGTTATCCATTTTTAATTACCCCTCACGAAAAAGGTAGAAATGGTAATCGTATCATAATTCCATATACTTATAAAAATAAAATAGTTGGACATACTAGTAGATTCTTAGATAATAGAATCCCCAAATATATTAATGAGCAACAACCCGGTTATGTTTTTAATATTGATAGTCAAAAACCTGATTGGCAAGTATGTATTGTTACTGAGGGAATATTTGATGCACTAAGTATTGATGGGGTGGCAGTAATGCACAATGATATTAATAACGACCAAGCAACATTATTGGGATCATTGAATAAGCCAATCATACTAGTTCCTGATAGAGATAATACAGGATTAGCGTTATGTGATAAAGCATTAGAGTTAGGATATAAAATTAGTTTACCAAATTGGGATATAGATGTTAAAGATGTAAATGATGCAGTAGTAAAATATGGAAAATTACCAACATTGTTAAGTATATTGCAGGCAGCAACTAGTAGTAAAATTAAGATAGAATTAAAGAGGAAGCAAATTGCTAAAGGAATATAATAGGGACGTTCAATTACTTTTCTTACAAATGATGTTAACCAATGCAGAATTGTATACTAGAGTAATGAATATTATGAACTCGGATAATTTTGATAGGTCAATTAGACCAGTTGCCGAGTTTATTAAAGAATATAGTACTAAGTATAGCCTGTTGCCCGACATTACTCAAATCAAAGCGACTACTGGTATTGACGTTGAGCTAATTGAAGATTTTAGTGATAAACATACTGAATGGTTTCTTGCAGAATTTGAATCATTTACTAAGCGTCAAGAATTAGAACGTGCGATTCTTAAATCAGCCGACTTGTTAGAGAAGGGTGACTTTGGGCCAGTTGAAAAATTAATTAAAGATGCGGTTCAAATCAGTTTACAACGTGACATGGGTACTGACTACTTTGCAGATCCTAAAGCACGTATTAACAAATATTTCAATGCAGGTGGACAACAAAGTACAGGGTGGCCTCAACTTGATAAACTGTTATATGGTGGTTTTAGTCGTGGTGAACTGAATATTTTTGCAGGTGGATCAGGATCAGGTAAGTCATTAGTAATGATGAACATTGCACTAAATTGGTTGCAAATGGGTTTGAGCGGAGTATATGTATCATTAGAACTTTCAGAAGAGTTAACTTCACTAAGAACCGATGCAATGTTAACTAGTATGAGTACTAGGGATATTCGTAAAGACATTGATTCTACTGAACTCAGAGTTAAAATGGCTGGCAAAAAAGCTGGTCAATATAGAGTTAAAGGTCTTCCAGCGCAAAGTAATGTCAACGATATTCGTTCATACTTAAAAGAAGTACAAATTCAAACAGGTATGCGTGTAGATTTTGTGATGATTGATTATTTAGATTTAGTTATGCCTGTATCTGTTAAAGTTAATCCTAATGATCAGTTTATTAAAGACAAATATGTTTCAGAAGAATTACGTAACTTGGCAAAAGAGTTAGGTATCCTTATGGTAACAGCAAGTCAATTGAATAGGTCAGCAGTAGAAGAAATTGAATTTGATCATAGTCATATTGCAGGTGGTATCAGTAAAATTAACACAGCGGATAACGTGTTTGGTATTTTCACAAGCCGTAGTATGCGTGAACGTGGACAATATCAAATTCAATGTATGAAAAGTCGTAGTAGTACTGGTGTTGGTCAAAAGATTGATTTAGATTATAATATAGAAACTATGCGTATTACTGATAGTGATCCTGAAGGTCATGGAGAACAGCAAAATTCATATACTCCTAAACTCAATCCTAACAATATAATGAGTACATTAAAAGCAACATCTATGGTAATAGATCAGTCTACGGGAGAAATATTAGAGCCTGAAAACAAGCGAGTAGTTGCAGATGTGCAAGGAAGTAAATTAAAATCATTACTTAATTCACTAAAGAAATAATTATTACATATAGAATAAATATAATATGCAGAAAAAAACTCGTAGCCTTTTGGAAGAATTAGAAGCTTTAGGCGATAATCGTGATGTAAATCATATTATTGAGAACCGAGCCCACAACATTATTACCAGTGCTATTAATTTATTAGAACTAATTAATAAGCATTATGATAGTGAGAGATCGGAAATCTTAGAAAGAAAGCTATTAAGTGCTATAAAAGGCAGAGACCAAACTAGGTTTGCAAAATCATTAAGGAAGAAAAATGAAGCTCCAGGAAATCAATGAGGCATCGGTAAATGAAGAAGGGATCATAGGGCGTGGTGTTGCCGCTGCTCAGCAGCTTGGTTCTAAACTAATTGGTAGTGAGTTAAGCCGAATGTCTGTCACTGATAGACATGCCATGAATATCTTTATTAAAGATTTTCTTGATAAAGTTTCAGTTGCATTAGGTGTTGCTGTTAAAAGTAGCGTAGTTGACCCTACTATAGTAGATACTTCAAGTGTAAGCAGTGGGGGAGGAGCAATTAAACCTACTGGTGCACCATTAAGTCAGTTAGGAAAACAAACACAACAACAGATGTTAGCTCAACGAGCGGCTAATGCAGCTCCAGGTACAGGTAGAAAACCTTCAGCTCCTGGTCAACCAGCAGCACCGACGGCTGCTGCCCCAACAGCACCCACATTACCAGCAGCGCCGGCGGCTCCCGCGACACCATTAACTGATTTTGGCACTGTTGGGGCCAAAAGAGCGGAAAGGGCTCAGGCAAGAGCAGCGATTCCTGATCCAGATCTTAATGTAGGAAGAAGAGAACCTAAGGTAGGCTCACTAAGTGAAACACAATATCAAAAATTAAATTCAATTTTTGAAAGCATTCTTCTTACCGAAGCAAAAAGCATAGCTACTTTTGTCAAAGATTTCCTTAATACCAATGTACCACAACTTAATACTAAAGATCCTGATATTGCCAAAGCCTTAGATAAACTTATTGCTCAAGTTCAAACTGATTGGACTAAAGATAAAGGTAAAAGTGCATTCACCAAATTAGCACAAGCAGCTTACCTCTTGGCTAAAGTTCCAACCTCTAGTGGCACTGGTGGACAACTAGGTTCCAAAACACAAGGACCAGCAGGTGCACAAGGACAAGCAGGTGCACAAGGTACTAGAACTCAGGGAGCAGGTGCTACTCAAGCAGCTCCTGATATAGCACAATATACTAATAATATATTGTCACAAATTAATAGAATGCAAAGAAATGATGCGGATGATTTAGATGCTATTATTATGAATTCTTTGCGTAGATTATATAAAGTTAACTCTTCTGCCTATATGGACACTGCACAACATCTTAAAACAATGCTCCAAACTAGTGCGCCAGTTACACCTGCACCTACACAAGGCCCACCCAATCTATCAATAGCTAGAGAATCTAAAAACAGAGTTAGAAAATGAATTTGACTGAATCATTAGCCTCTCTTAGAAATAAGTTAGAAACTATTGATGTCCCTTTATTAACTGAAGACAAGGGACACTTGGATCATCCTGAGGATTTGGTATTTTTAGGAGATGTTACTGGTGCTAATCGGGCAGTAGATGCAATTGCAAAAACAGTTACAAATCCAAAAACTGTTACTATTAAGTGGGATGGATATCCTGCTCTTATATTTGGGCGTGATACTAATGGTAAATTTAGTATCATGGACAAACATATGTTCAACAAGAAAGATGGTACTGGAAGACAAGTTTATAGTCCTGAAGAATTTAGAAAATATGATATAGACCGTGGGGTAGATCGTTCTGATTTACATAGACTAATAGCTGAAATTTGGTCTGGTCTAGAAAAAGCAAGTAATGGAACTAAAGGTTATTACTGGGGAGACTTACTCTTCAATAAGCCACTAGCCGATAATAATGGATTGTACACATTCAAAGCTAACCCTAATGGCATAACATACACCGTAGACATTAATAGCGACACAGGTAAGTTGATGAAAGGCAAAACTGCTGGTATAGCAGTACATCAATATATAACTCCTGAGGCCCCCAATACTGATTCTGCTGTGCCATTGGATGGAACGATAGGACAGCTTAAGAACAATAGTAACGTTGCTATTATTCCTAGCAAAATGCCTATTACTCCTAACTTGAAACTAGATCAAAAGTTATTAGCTAAAACTAAACAAGATATTTTAAAATATGGTCAGGCTGTTGACCAGTTAATGAATTCAGCACCGCAAGCTAGAAATACATTTAATCAACTGTTTACCGTGTATATTAATAAGCGTATTGTAGGTGGTAACTTAAATGATTTATTATCAGGATTTATGGAGTTTATCGCAAGTAGACCCATGACTGACAAGATGAGAGCCAAGATAGATGAGCATCTACAAGTTAATAAAGAAGGGTTGATTGGTGCATTTACTATATGGATGGATATTTATAATCTTAAGATGAATGTAGTTGAACAACTAAACAAAGCCGCTGAAGCTAGTCCTGTAAAAGGATATTTACAAGATGGTACACAAACTCAAGAAGGATTTGTTTCTAATGGTCTTAAGTTTGTAGATAGAATGGGCTTCAGCAGACAGAACCTCCAGGGTCGCTGAATAATTTCCACCCTTTATAACTTTTTCTGTCGCCCCTAGACAGCGCAGAAGTATGCCCTTGACCTAGATATTTGAGGTCAGTTACATTGTGGGTTTTCTTGTATAGATAAATAGTCATGCTGATGTTCCTTTACAACATTAGAGTAGTTGGGGTTTCCGAGGCCCGCGAACTACACTTTTATTTATGCTAAACCGATATTTTTTGCCATTTTGTATAAATAATTATATGAGACAGTAGGTCTCAACAAATATAAGGAATTTTAAAATGGCTCAATTTACAAAAGTTAATGGTGACTTTCTACCAGTTCTAAACTTAGACACATTTGCATACACAAACAGTGGTGCTAATGCTCTTAGCAGTGCTAACACAGTTCAACCACAAGGTCCTAAGCTTCAGTACTTTACTGTTACAGGTACAGGCGAGTTAAGTGGTGCTCAAATCAACATCATTACTCAGACAGTTCAGCAATTAGCAACAATCTATATCTATGAGTATACCAATACAACAAATGATACATTTGCGTTTGCTTCATATCCAGCTGGTGCTTGGACAACTGGCACATTAGACACAGCAGTTAATGCTGCTCTAACTGCTGCAGGTATTGCTAACACAACATCTTCAACAGCTTCAGCTACATTTACAAACTAATTATTAGTTTTGTATTTAAAAGCCCGAGAATTATTCTTGGGCTTTTTTTATGGCTAAATAGTTAATGACGTATAGAATACAATGTTATACACTTTTTGATGTAACTAATACAGGAGTGCTTAATCGGTCAAAGCCAGCCGATGTTACTGATGAAGATACTTGGCGATTCAAAAGAAACACGCAAGCAAATTTTGATACAGTACTTCAATCTATATCATTACGTTCACAACCGGATGTACTAAAAAAGCCTGAAAAAATTAATATTCGTTTTGATAAATTTCAGAATTTTGGTTTTTTGTTTGAGCAATTAGAAGATGAGACTTATCCATGTTGGTATTTTGAATTTGAAGTTTATCATAACAGTGTATTTGACAATGGTATAATAGAGTTTGGCTTTTTATATAGTGATTGTGATAGAGTGCCAATGATATTGTGTGGTACAGAATGGGATAAGTTGTCTCCATTTTTAGATACTAGTTCTGAATTACGAAACATATATTTTACATTACAAAATGATTGAAGAAAAAATAGTTGATAAAATTAATAAGTTCTTGACAAAAGAGCTTGTTCAGAATATGGGTGATTTTGTTATTTTTAAAAACGAAAATAACATTTATGAGTTGTTTAATCAGTACATAATTCACCCCTATACAAATAATAGTTATAAAATAGTTTGTAAATTTAATTCGGTTGAAAAAACATTTTCTTCTGTAAAGAATGCGGTTACATGGTGTGTGTTTGATAAGAACCAAAAAATTAATGAATGCAATAGAATTCAAGAGATTGACGTATTTTTGGATAGCATTGAGCTAGAGACCATACTGTGTAAAAAATATTTAAAGAAACCAAAAAATCTAGATTCAAAGTTACTTTATCTCAACAAACTAAGAGAGAATCAAGAGAAAAAAAAGAGACTAACTGGGGAATTAGATGAATTTATCAAGTTGTCAAAGTATTGGCAAGACAAGAAATTTATTCGCAAAGACTAATAAACATGTGTTTAAGATAAATATATTATAGACTGGGAAAATATTATGAAATTAACTGACTTTGATAACAACAGCACCGCACAAAAAGCACTGAATGAAACTTATGCTATACCATTCAATGTTGAAAAAATGCCGTTGCAAACCGCTGCATCAATGCTTAAGAAGGTAAGAAAGCTTACCAATGAAGCCAAACAGTCAAAAGATTTTTACAAAAATCAGACGAATCCTTCTTACATGAAATTAGTTTTCATGGAACAGGCTCTGAATTCTCATTTATATAGCTTAAAGAATTCTCCTAAGCCAAGGATCGTAGTAGAGAATGAGGAAGTTGAAAAGTCACAGGTTATTCTAGCAGCACAAGACATGATTGATACAGTTCAAAAAATGTTAGAAGAAGTTAGTGATATGATGGTTAAAGAACTTCCTGCTCTAGTAAATAGTATTCAATCTGAAATGGGTGTAAATGAAAGCACACAGTTTAATACGCAAGCAACGGAAGCACTAACATCGTTAAGTAGTTCAATTCAACAATCTAGAGCAACATTAAATGATGCCTTAAATACACTTACTGGTCAGGGCAATGCGGATGCATTTGCTATGGATACCCCACCTGAAATGGGTCCACCTGAAGAGGAAGTTCAAGATATTAGTATAGATACTACGGAAGTTCCCGCTGAACAACCTGACCCACAGCCAGTTGGTGGTGCCGGCAGACTAAAGAGATAATTAATGTTTCTGTCCGAAATTGCGGAACCCAGTCCAAAGATTACTAGATTAGTTACCGTTGTTGACCAGCTTAAAACTGATTTAGACAATGGTAAAATCAAATCTGAATGGACTGTGGATCAGCTATTGAATTACTTTAGAAAGTATGATATAATTATAGACAAAACTGATTTGTACAAAATGATTAAAAAACCTCCACTAAAAAATGTAATTTCAAATATTCAAGGTGAAAAAGTAGTGTTTAAAGGGCAAGCTGGTGAAACACCTGATATAGAATCTACTACTCCAGACGATCAAAAAAAGATAGTCGCTCAAATGGCTAAAAATACACTTAAATGATAACAGCTACTGAAATAGCCGCTACCAAAATAAAACAACAATTAGAACAAAGAGGTAAAGGGTTAGGAATTAAAATCGGAGTAAAAACGACCGGTTGTTCTGGTCTTGCCTATACCTTAGAATTTGTTGACCAGATAGATCAAACTTACGCTATATTTGAAATCAACGGAGCACATATATATGTAGATCCAAAACATGTTCCTTATTTGCAAGGATTAGAAATGGATTGGGTAAAAAAAGGACTAAATGAAGGTTTTGAATTTATTAACCCGCAGGAAAAAGACCGTTGCGGTTGCGGCGAAAGTTTCAGAATATGATAGTAGAAAAATTTAAATATACTGCCCTTGATAGGGCCACTGTAGATGGTAGTCGTAAGTATGCTACTCCAGATGGTGAAAAACTCCCTAGTGTTACAACTATATTAGATGCAACTAAGACTGAAGAATCCAAACAGGCTTTGCAAAATTGGAGAAATAGAGTAGGGCATAAACAAGCTCAAGCTATTACTACTGAGGCTGCAAGTCGAGGTACTAGAATGCACAAATGGTTAGAAAACTATATAAAAACAGGTGCTACTGGAGAACCAGGTAGTAATCCATATAGTTTACAAAGCCATCAAATGGCTCATAGTATCATTAGCCAAGGATTAGTAAAGTGTAACGAGTTTTGGGGCACAGAGGTTTCCTTATACTATCCAAAAATATATGCAGGTACTACTGACTTAGTGGGCCTACATGAAGGTAGCGAGGCTATTATGGATCATAAACAAACTAATAAGCCTAAAAAACGTGAATGGATTGATGATTATTTCATTCAATTAGCCGCTTATGCCGCAGCACATGACGAACTATATGGAACTAAAATCCGTAAAGGTGTTGTGTTTATGTGTAGCCAAGACAATCAATACCAAGAATTCATTGTAGAAGGCAGTGAATTTGACAAATATTCTGATTTGTGGTTCAAGCGAGTAGAACAATATTATATGAAGTTCATTTAACTGTCATCAAGGTATTAAGATAAATAATTGTGATACATTAACTAATCACAATTATGGCCATAATACAAATCTCAAAAATACAGCAGCGTTCAGGTAATATCGTTGATTTACCTCAACTTGACGAAGCAGAATTTGGTTTTGCATCTGATGTAAAAAAACTTTATATAGGTAAAGAATCACCCACTGAAAACATAGAGATACTTACATCTTATTCAAATATCAGCTTTAGTCAAATTGAAGGAGCATGCCAAAGTAATTTAAATATTGACTGTGCTAATGTAGCTAACGGACAAGTATTGACCTTTACTGGAACTGAATGGACTAATCGTGGTGGAAATCTAGGTGGTTTAATAACATTGGGCAATGCCGCTGATGTTAAACTTACAGGTGGTCAAGAAAACTATTCACTGATAACAGATGGAACCGGTAATTTATCTTGGGCACCTACTACTGCAATTATTGCTACTATTCAAAACGTTACTCAATCAAATCCGGCTGTTGTTACTACCGCAGATAATAATTTTTTTACTAGTGGAGCTCAAATAACGATCACTAACGTAACAGGGATGACTGAGTTAAATGGTAATACTTATTATGCAAATGTTTTAACAGCAAATACACTTGCATTGTATGCTGATAGATATTTAACTTCCGGTATTAATTCAACAAGCTATGGTAAATTTCCATTCGCTAATGTAACTGCTACAACAGCAGGCACTAATTACATAACAGTAGCTAATTCAGTACCATTTACAATTAATGCTCCTGTAGTATTCACAGGAAATACATTTGGTAATATAACTGCAAATATAATTTATTATGTTCAAGCAGTTCCAACTCCAACTGCAATGGTTATTACTACCGCAATAGGAGGTACTCCAGTACCACTTACTACTGCTTCAGGCTCGTGTGGTGTTTATGTAACAGGTGGAAGAATTATTTCTTCTGTCAGCGGAGGTGCCAGTAACGGAGCAGCCGGTGGATCAAACACTACAGTTCAATATAACCTTACTGGACAATTAGATGGTAATTTAAATTTTACATATGATTACCTTACTAGTAATTTAACATTAACTGGAAATGCAAATGTTAGTAATTTATTAGTTACAGGTAATGCTCAAATTGATGGGGATTTAGTAGTTAATGGTAATACAACATCAATTAACGTTACTACATTAAATGTTGAAGATCCTATTATATCATTGGGTAGAGGACCTAATAATACACCACTAACAGGAAATGACGGAAAAGATCGTGGTGAACAACTTTGGTATTACACAACTTCAGAAAAAGCTGCTTTTATTGGATTTCAAAACAGTACTGGAAACTTTTTAGCGGCTACTGATGTAACAATTACGAATGAAATAGTTTCTGTAAATAGTTATGGTAATTTTATACTTGGAAATGTGTATGGTATTAATTTTGTTGCATCAGCTAATGCAGCAATTAACGGAGGTTCCATAACTTCTACCTCGGCAAACTTTAATTTATTACCTACATCTACTACAGTTAATATTGCTGCTAGCGGAACAGCGGTTAATATTGGAGCTAGTATAGGCGTTACTAACGTTCTCAATAACTTAGATGTTAATGGCAATGTTAACATTGATGGTGGTAATTTAACAGTAAGTACAAGTACATTTAATCTAGCCAACGCTAATGCCACAACAATTAATTTTGGTGGTGATGCATCTAATATTAATATTGGTAATACCAATGCAGGTAATACTACAATTAAAAATAATTTAGTAGTCAATGGTAATACTACTGTATTAGGATACTTGGCTCCTAGTACAGGTAATTCTAGCACAACTGGTATAATATTTCCCGCTGATCCCGGCGGTGGTACAGGAGACATAGCTAAGATTCAATATTATGCAGTGACAGGTGAGCAAACTGAGTTACTGATTTCTGTTGGTAATGAATCTACCGATAATATTACACTTACTGCTTCTGGTATAGTTAACATAACTAATTCTATGTATGTCGGTGGTAATGCTAATGTCGCAGGTAATACTAATATCACAGGTAATGCTAACGTTGGTAACCTTATTACTACTGTAATAACAACAGGCGCTAGTGGAACAGCAGGGACAATAACAGGTAATTGGACATTAACTTCGGGATCTAGATTAGAAGCTACTTATGCTGACTTAGCTGAGTATTATGTCGCTGATTTTGATTATGAACCAGGCACAGTATTAGAATTTGGTGGAGAATTTGAAGTAACTATAGCTGAAGACAGCACACCGCGCGTAGCAGGTGTAGTTAGTACAGATCCTGCTTATGTAATGAATTCTTCGTGTGAAGGTGAACACATTGTAGCATTGGCTCTCCAAGGACGCGTTCCTACAAAAGTCCGCGGCGCTATTAAGAAAGGAGATATGCTTATTAGTGGTGGTGAAGGTTATGCAAAACCTAGTCCTACACCTATCATAGGGACAGTGATAGGTAAAGCATTAGAAAACTTTGACGGAATCGAAGGCGTCATTGAAGTCGCAGTCGGAAGATTATAATAGGAAAAACAAAATGGCATCATATGTATATACGGGAAATTTAGTATCACAACAATCAGCTAACATTGCTACTGACAAGATTAGAATATCAACTACTGGCACTGGTATTCATGCTGTTACCGGTTATCCTAGAGTAGCTGGTACTGGTACAGCAACGGCAGCAACTAACAGTGTAACAGTTACTGGAGTTGGAACAGCATTTAACACTCAACTTGAAGTTGGTGCTTGGATAGGTAATACAACCGGAACAACAGTTGGAATAGTGTCAAGTATTGCAAACGCTACTAGCTTAACATTAACTGCTAATGCAGGAGTAGCACTGTCAAATGTTGCATACACTTTCAATAATGCAGGAGTTCCCTACGCAATCGCCACACAACAGTCACAAATTTTCCCACACCAATCCCAGTTTAATACTGTTTATTGTGGTCAAGGTAATGTAGTAGCATTTCTTACAACAGGTGGCGGTGCAGGAACTGAATTCAGTATTACTGAATTAGGTATGCCTCACGCGGTTACCGGTACAGAATAATTATTCTTTTACTCGCCATCCTTTTACCATACGGTGTCTCTCGTGGATCATATTAGATATGTGTCCACTCGGGAGATTATATTTTTCTATTAATTTAGTCCTAGTACAGTTCTCAATAAGACCGGTAATATGATAAAATTCATAGATTGTAGGGTCAGATAAGTTAACTCTCACTTTTTCTCTTGTAAATTTATGCATGTTGTTCATTTTTTGGTAAAATGATAAATATATTTACATAGCACAATACGGTGCTTCGTAATGATAACTCATTAACGGCGGTTAGAACCCGCAACCCATATTAGGAGAAATCAAATGGGACGCCCTTTAAAAATCGCAAAGGCTCAAACAGTCTTAACAATTACTGACACAGCAACAGCAGGTAGTGTCGTTACAATATCAGGTGGAAATTTAACAACTTCACCCACAGTCGGTGTAACATCTGGTATGTCATTTGTACCTGCATCAAGTATCAGTGGTTTAGTAGCTAACACAATATATTATGTTGATACTATTTTATCAAATACCACATTCAGCGTTTCAACAACTCAACTAAGTGTTCAACCACGTGTAATGGCTACATTAACTAATTCAACAGGTGGCACGGTTAGCGCATCATTTAATGTGGTTGATGCTTACTTCAACAATCCATTAGGTGGCACTGGTTTTCCGACAACAAACAGTAATACATATTCTGTAGTTGGTGGTAATACAGCTATTATTGGACCACAAGTACTAGCACAAGTTGCTATCGGTATCAATGGCACCGGTACTCTATATTCTACTAGTGGTAACGCAACCGTATTTGGTGTTGGTACTGATCTTGCTAACACATTATCTGTAGGTTCTGCAATTCAAGTAGGAGTTGCCAACATCAATGGTTCTACTGATTATGTTAATTTAGGATTTGCTGCTACACTTTCGGGATATGCAAATATTGAAATTTCCAATGCTACTGCTACAGGTAATTTCTTAACAACAGTTGGCAATGCTCAAACATTGTTCGCAAGTAAACCAGTTGTATTGACAGCTAACATCGGTGGTTTGGCAGCTGGCACAACATACTTTGTTAATACAATTTCCAACGCGGCCGCATTCAGCGTATCTTCCTATGTAGGTGGTGCTAACGTTCCATTAACGAATCAAAATGCCACTTCTTATGCTGTACAAGATCGTGTGATATTATCAACTACTGCTGCCACTTCTTATGCAAATGTACCATTCGTTTATGCAAATGATGAAGCTGGTTACATTGTACGTCAAAAAGGTAAGCAAAAGTACTTAGTAAAAGGCGGAACAACTGGTTTAACAGCACAATGTTTAACAGCAAACGTTGCAAATACAGCATTGACACCAAATTCTATGCGTATTCTTGCTACATATGCTAACTCAACCACTCAAACAGTTCAGTATCTTTCTGATCACAATGCAGGATTGTTTACTGCTAGTTCTAGTCCTATTGCAACAGCTAATATTGTATCTGCCGGACAACCAACTGGTAACTTGGGATATATCAACACAGCTCCAGTAATTGCAACATTCAATAGTGCGGTAACTACCGTAACTGCTGGATCGTTTGTTGTCGGAGTAGCTTATGTTATTGTATCACTTGGTGATACTGACTGGGCGGCAGTAGGTGCAAATAATGCATCTGTAGGAGCAATCTTCACTGCAACCGGTGTTGGCTCTGGTACAGGTACGGTGTCTATCGCCGGTGCAATTGGTCCAATCGTAACCATAGCTAACGCATAATGGCTATTATAAAAATGACTAAAGCGCAGCAAGTTGAGACTGAAATCGCTGTGCTTCAAGTTCAAGTTAATAACATTGAAACAAAAATCAATGACATTAAGGAGAGCTTGAAGGAAGTGCATGATTGCGTTCATTTAAACGCTGAGGAAACTCAGCGTTTAATTAAAGAATTGCAAGAGTCTAACGAGAAGTCTCATAAAACATTATCTGAAAAGGTCACTGCTTTAGAGAAATGGAGATGGATGTTAATGGGCGCCGGCGTTGTTATTGGATCTATTGGATTCGATTCTTTAGCAAAATTGCTGAAATAAAAAAGAGAGACTTAGGTCTCTCTTTTCGTAAGTGCATATAATTTTGATTGTACAATATCAAAATTAACCGTACTAAATAATCCAGGATGTAATGGTTTAGGATATTGATTTCCTCCGACCCAAGCATATCCACAATGTTCTTCGTTTAGTATAGGAATAAATTCTTCTGTTACTGAACAAAAAAATGTGTGATAAGTAAAGGCTTTGTTTACGAATTTTTGTATTGGAATCAGTTTAATGTTTTCAGGAAAGTAGTTAATCTCTTCTAAACATTCACGTTCTAAACCTTCTAATAGAGTCTCACTTTCTTCAATTTTGCCACCGGGTATACCCCAGTTACCTAAATTTTTAGGATCTGTTCTAAGAAGATAAAAGAATCTGTCAGTACTTGAACAATAGAAAAATACACCTGCTGATTGGTTCATATTACTATAGAATAGTCACCTTGATCATACCATCCATCTACTGATTTCATCCAAGCTCCATTAATGTATCTATACTGAATATTTGTTGTAAGATTTGTAACGTATTCTACTGTAGTAGAAGTATTACTATCAAAAGATACATACCATTGACCTAAACTAGAACTATATTCAATAATGTCATTAGCCGCTGCTACTAAATTTCCCCAAGCTACTGTACTACTACCCGGTGCACCAATATCTTCGACAATTAAATACCTAACACCATTAATAGGACCTGGTAAGCCTGCATTTGGTCCTGAAGTAAGAGGGTTAACTACACTATAAACAGGATCTAACGTATTTTGCGGAAGTGTGTCTGGATCGATATTATAAATTAGTAACCTATCATCAAGTGGATCAGGTACAATAGTACCAACTATGTCAGTTGACATATATGGATTTTGTAACCATATTTGTGATATGCCAGGTCTTACCGTACCGTAGACATTTAATAAACTTGACCAATACAATGAAGTATTTGGATTTGTTGGATTGTCTAAATCACTATTAGGAGGATTAAATGGTTGATTAGCAGGTAGTATTTGTAATGTATTGTTTATTAATAGAACTTTGTAACCATATGGCGTAATTTTTTGTCTGGTCCCTAATAAGAACTCGTCATTTTGCATATCTTCTAATGCAGCGCCCGTATAAATTGAAGCAATGATCTTATGTATAACACCCATTTTCTTCAACTTAGCAGGCGGAGTTAGCCACACCGGCATGTAAAATTTCCAAGTCATTACATCTATTGGATTATTAGTTCCTTGTGGAATTGATCTACTAGAGAAAGTTAATCCATCTTGAAATACTGCACTCAACGATGTCCAATCAATATAATTGTCTGTACTTTGAATCTCTAGTGCTGGATTAAACAGTGTACCCAATTGTTCTAACAATTCTAATTTTTGATTGTAATTAGTAGTCCAAAAATCTACATTAATTCGTAATGTATATGGAACTGGCATTATTCTTTCAACTGTAAATGCTTGCCCTTGAGTAGAATCATAACTTTGAGTTTCTGAATTATATGCTCTTTGTCTTACGTTTATTTTATCAACAAATGTAGGATCTTGAGTCCATCTTTGATTATATTCCAATCCAGATATATAGTATGTTATTAATGGTGCAGATGGTAAATTACTTGCACTATTATCAGCAATGATAGTAGCGGCTTGTCTACTGCTATCACCATACATAATAGGGACTCTAACTAGTATAGGATTTCCTGAAGGATCTTTCCCCTTAGTAACATACCATGAACTGAAAATTTTTGCAAATTGAATTAAAAATCTTCGTATTTGCTGATCGTAGAAAAATTGTGCCATGTATTAAACTTTTGGTGGTAGTGGGTCAGGGGCAATTTGCAATATAGTAGATAGGGCTTGTTTTTGAGGAATAACAGTACCTGTAGTAGACAAGAATACAGTACTATCATTAATAAATCCTGATAATAATGATTTATCATCTTCAGTAAATCCGGTGTCTGTTCTTACATTACTAGAAATTCTTACCCATATTTTACCACTCCAACGATATAATATCTGAGGTAAATAATCTATACGTAAAAAATAATCTCCGACTTGTGGATTTTGCGGAAATGAAATTCCTGATCCAGTTGGAGATGCATTAGTATTTGATACACCCACTGCGCCTAAAGCGTCATTTGCAGTAGCTGCCATATTAGCAGCTTGGACCGCCCCGACTGAGTTTTCAGGTAATGGGTATAATGGTGGAGTATTAGTAATACCAGTTGATATTCCATTTGGTGCAGAACCATCTCCAGTCATATAACCAATACTATACCCAAATGATCTCGGAGTTGATCTAGCAATGAATTGAAATCTAGGATCACAATCAGCACGGAAATCCATTTGTTGCGAGACTGTGCCTGTAAACCCGGGTAATTCAGGGTCTTGATCAGCCGTCGCATAAGTGTTATCAGCAGTACCATATGGTCCTATTATCATACCTGTTGATGTAGCAGATAATACCATATCTCCTTGAACTGCCCCCGAACCTGAACCTATTACTTCAGGTGCAATTTCTACTAATTGTAGATTAACTTGCATAAATTTATCAATCGGAGATACTTCGGGAGCCATATCAACTGTCATATCCCAAATACTTTGTACTACATCTTTTTTAATTCTAATTACTGGACTTGGATTTTTATACTGAGCACTTGTCATAAGTGAAACTGTGCCTGTTGCAACAGTAGAACCAGTAGATGTGGGTACTAACACTCCTACAGGAGGAGCCGGCTGATTATATTTACCTGATAATTGCGTATTCGTGTCATATACACCGTATGTAGGAACTATATAAAAATTACTTGTATCATAGCCTGATAATGGTACAATTCTAGCTGCTTCATTAAGATTGGCATTATTAATCTCAATGTTTCTATTATAAGTTGCTAATATATCTTTTAGGTTTCTTGACAAATCTAATTCCCAATAATTTGGATCAGGAGGGTTAACTCCGATTGGTACTTCTTTTGTAGATATATAATTTTTATCACCATATGTAATTACATATCCCGGCGGATATGTTCTATCTTTATCCCATAGTCCTAAATAATTATCCTGATTAATTGGTTCAGTTAATATTTGTGAAAATTCTTCACTATCTACTAGTGGTTCGCATTTGATTCTCCATAAATGCGGATACCAAGTTGGAGAAAACCCTTCACTTGCATAGTTACTGTCAGTGATTTGATAAAATCTTTTAAGTGCAGTTGGTATTGTTTCTCTAAGAGGATTATAATCTAATAAGTGTGGTAATTCTAATACATCCCCGACCATTAATTTACGACCTACAATTTCAATCATGTCATTGTAATGTACCGTAATAAAGATAATGTCATTGTTTAAAAATAAACCAAATTGACTTAAATCAAAATCTAAGTTTTGTACACTGTAATGTCCACGTAACCTATATATACTAGTATCGTAAGTTCTATCTCTGTTTTCTAAGAATAACAAATCTTGTATATTATTAGGGTTTAATGCATCATACTGAGGTTGGGTATAATCAATTGATGGACCTTGATCTGTAGGACCTAAATACTTATGAATGTATAAATCAGTTCCACCCGCAGTAAATTGTTCGGATATATTCCTATCAAAAAAACGATAATCGTTGGATTTTGTGGTATGGTAAAGTGATAAGCGGGGCATACAGTATTTATCTGTTGTTTCTGTACAACTAAATATCAGAGGCTTGACAGAAATGCCAAGCTAGTGTAAAATAAGAAATAATCAAGTTAACGGAGTTAGTATGAGCCGAAAATCAGCGCCCCAGTTTGTTGTGAAAACCCTTAATCCTAAGGATGAGGATTCGAAATATTACGGAACCGAACCCGAGTTTAAAGAGCAACCTACAGTTGAAGGTCGAACCTCAGCACTATCGAACGGTCTTCGTTGGTACAGCCGATTCTTTGGACGAAAGGATGCTAAAGAATTGCTGATTCAATATACCGAATTTAAAGGCAATCCTGAACAAGGTAAACTTTTGCGTAAAGTGGAAGATAGCGAAATTGCAATGTCTCTATGCTGGTTGGCTCGCATGAATATGCGTGGGCTAGTATTGACTACCGAAGAGCAAACGAAAGTAAACAATGAACTTACTCGGTTGACAGAAACATTCACAAATCCTAAACTTGCTAAAGCAAGTATGACCTCAGTTGCAAAAGAAGAGGTTAAAGAAACCCCTACTAATCGTCCTAATGTACAAGAAATTATGCGGGAAAAAGCCTCTGAAGTAGCAGGGGAGCTTGAAGGTATTTTTGATGAATACATTAAAGATGGTGCAAAAGCTAGCCATAGTTTTAAAATCATTGATGAAGTAAAAAAGAAAAATATTCTATCTCAACATATCAGTATCATTAGCGATGTTTGGAAAAAGAAACTAGTAGAGTTTTCATTGGTTCTAGAAGGCAAAGATAGCGACTTAGCTCAAGGTTATGCTTTCTTGACTAAAACTCAAATCAAAAATATCATCAAATTCATCGAGCAAGTGCTTAGTGAATTGAATAGTTACATCTCTGTTAAAAAGACTACTAGAGCACCTAGGGCACGTAAACCTGTTTCAGTAGAGAAACAAGTTTCAAAACTAAAGTACCTCAGGTCTTTTAAAGATGAAGCCCTTAAACTAGACTTGACTAGTATTCATCCTACTAAACTTCATGGTGCAAGCGAATGTTGGGTTTATGATACTGCAAAGCGTAAGCTTCATCATTATGTGGCTGATGAGTATAGCAAAACGTTTACAGTTAAAGGTAATACTATTTTGGGTTTTGATACTCGTAATAGTGAGATGAAAACACTACGTAAACCCGCTGAACAATTGAAAGAAATTATGGGTAGTAAGCCGGCCGCACGTAAATACTTCAAAGAGATTAAAGCGGTGGCTACTACCCCAAATGGTAGATTCAATGAAAATCTTATTATTTTAAAGGCATTTTAATATGACAAAGCAAATTGACTTAAACAAGTATAGCGAATTTGTAGAGGCTGTAACTAGCCGAGATAGTAACGATTTAGCATCATTTATCAATCGTTTAGATTACCTAGATGGAATGTGGGATGATAAACTTGAAGAAAAGGGTCCAACAATTAATGTCCCTCTATTACTAACTTCTGCAATTGGATTGGGTAGTGAATCAGGAGAGTTCCAAGAAATTGTTAAAAAACTGTTTTTTCAAGGTAAATCTCTTACTGAAGAAACCAAATTTCATATGAAGAGGGAATTGGGAGATATTTTATGGTATTGGACCAATGCCTGTAGGGCACTTGAATTGGATCCTAATGATGTTATTTCTGAAAACGTTACTAAGTTAAAAGCAAGATATCCCGGTGGAGACTTTGATCCCTTTTATAGCGAGAATCGTAAAGAAGGAGATTTGTAACATTAATGATTGCTTGATAAATATAGTTATTATCAGGTAATCATTATGAGCATAGGACCAGTTGCAAGTGTTTTAAGTACCCCATCTGGATTAACATTAGATCAATTAAAACAAGCATTATTTAATAACGTTAGTCTTAGATTGGGTCAAGGTATCATTGATTTAGAACTTGATCCTCAACATTATGAGGCTGCATACAATTATGCCATTAAAATTTATAGACAACGGGCGCAAAATGCCACTGCTGAATCCTATACTTTAATGACGGTTATTAAGAACATTGACACTTATACATTACCACAAGAATTTATTAATGTTCGTTGTTTATTCAGAAGAACGGTTGGCTTAGAAACTGGGCCTAGTTCTACAGCATTTGATCCTTTTTCAAGTGCTATTCTTAATACTTACTTATTGAATTACAACTATACAGGTGGTATGGCAACATATGATTTCTATGCTGGTTATGTTGAATTAGCAGCAAGAATGTTCGGTGGATATGTTACATATACATTTGATCCAGTAACAAAAGTATTGCGTGTAGTGAGAGATTTTAAAGGTACTGGTGAGCGTATTCTTATTTGGGCGGATGTTCAAAGAACAGAAGAAGTATTGCTACAAGATCCAGGTGCTGGTGTTTGGATTGGTGACTTTGTGTTAGCTAATCTTAAGACAATTATAGGTGAGGCACGTGAGAAATTTGGAACCATTGTTGGTCCAGGTGGTGGAACACAATTAAATGGTACTGCTATGAAAGCTGAAGGTAAGGCTGCAATGGAACAATTAATTGATGAATTAAAACGTTATGTGGACTATTCCATGCCCTTGACATGGGTGCAAGGCTAACCTAAATACTTTATTTTGTAAAGCTCCTGTAATATAATATATCTTACAGGAGCTTACCATATGATCATCGGTATCACCGGATTAATAAATTCTGGCAAGGACACTATAGCAGACTATCTAACTACATTTCATGATTTTAAAAGATTAAGTTTTGCCGCTTCTCTAAAAGATGCTGTAGCATCAGTGTTTAATTGGGATCGTGAAATGCTAGAGGGTACTACTAAGTCTAGTAGGGAATGGCGTGAACAGGTTGATCATTGGTGGGCAGAACGTTTAGGTATCCCTCATCTTACCCCTAGATGGATTCTACAATATTGGGGAACAGACGTTTGTCGTGATGCATTTCATACGGATATTTGGGTAGCATCAGTAGAAAACAAATTAAGAAACTCTACAGATAATATCGTCATCACTGATTGTAGATTTTTCAATGAAATTGGGGCTATTAAAAATGCCGGTGGAATTACTATTAGAGTTGAAAGGGGTCCAAACCCAGAATGGTATTCACATGCTATAAACTTTAATAAAGGTGAAAACGGTAATTTAGGCTGGGCTCTTGGGAGGAACCATCTTGAACAATTGGGTATCCATGCTAGCGAATACAGCAGTGTTGGATTAGAGTATGACTATGTTATTGCTAATGATGGCACAATAGATGGACTTCATAAAAAGATTGAATCAATAATCAACCTTTAAATCCCCTCTAGTCCAATTTACCTTTTGTTTTTTTACGACTTCTATGCAGTTAAGGCAAATACTGCGTAGATTACTATATCCCGTATTTTCTAAACTACCATCTATATGGTAGACTATGATTTGTGTTGGAAGTATACTATGAAACCCACACAAGTCACATTGTTTTTTCTTTTTGTAACCACTAGCCATCCATTTTGGTTTCCTAGGTTTTAATTTCTTTTTAGTACTACCGCATTCGTCGCATATACTGCGGTAATGGGTTATACCATTGCGTTTGTAATTTATCGCGCAAACGTTTTTATTGCACTCTTTGCATATAGGGCGTAATATATCCATATATATATTTAGCACAACCTTCGAAGGCACGGTAATACCGCCTTTTTTTATTTATTTCATAAATAAGAGTATACAATCAGGTGGTAAGCCTCAAAATTTTACAATAAGGAAAAAGAAAATGGCATTAGTTAGTCCAGGCGTAGAAGTAACAATCATTGACCAAAGTCAATATTTACCTGCCGCAGTAAATTCAGTTCCGTTTATTCTATTAGCAACTGCACAAAATAAAGCAGATGCTAGTGGAACAGCAGTTGCGCCTGCAACTACAGCCGCAAATGCAAATAAATTGTATCAAGTTACTAGCCAAAGAGACTTGGTATCTTTATATGGTACGCCTTTCTTTTATACAACAACTGCTGGTACACCTATTCAGGGTTACGAATTAAACGAATATGGCTTGTTAGCTGCATATTCATTATTAGGTGTAACAAATCGTTGCTATATATTACGAGCCGATATTGACTTAGCTAGTTTAATTGGTCAAACAGGTAGACCAGTTGGTGCACCAGCAAATGGAACATGGTGGTTAGATACTACTAATACAACTTGGGGTATCTCTGAATTTAACTACACTACTGGTCAATTTGTAACTAAAATTCCTATTATAATTACTGATTCAGCTAATATAAGCGGTGGAGTACCTGTTTCTAGCATTGGTAACATAGGTGACTATGCTGTTAATGCCATACAAACAACAACATTTCCTTCATCTCCTACTGCATCTCAGTACTTTTATAAAACTTTATCAAATGTTTGGGTATCTGTTGGTGAAGCAGCTTGGTTAGGAAATTGGCCAACAGTTCAAGGTACAAATTCTAATCCAACCTTGACCGCTGGAGATATATTTTATATTGTTGTTAATGGAGATTTTTCTCTTGAAGTAGAAGTACCTGTCTCCCCTAATAACAATGTTCAAGGGATAGCCAATGTAATTAATTCTAAATTAATAACTTATATTTCTGCTTCTGTTAGAAGTGGTAAGCTATGTATTTTCTCTAAACAAACAGGTGGTAACAATGTGTTACCGTATAATATTGAAATTGTTGCTAATGGTACAGACACCGTATTAGATGATGTAGGTATCGATGCAGGTACATATAATCAACCTCAATTTGAATATGGTACAGCAGCACAACAACCATTATGGTATGCGGGTCAAACATACCCGGCTCCTACTGGATCAGTATTCATTAAAGTTGGCAATGTCGGTGGTGGATTATATCCAGTAGTTTCGCAATTTAGCACTACAACTGGTACTTGGGGTGTAAAAACAGTAGGGTTAGCAACAGCAGATTGGGAGGCTACTGCAAGTAGTGATTCCACTGGTGGACAAGTAATTCCAATTGGTACAGTTTACGGACAATATGCATTTAATAGTGAATATAATTATGGCCCGGTATACTTATGGGAAAGATATGCTACTGGTCCTACGGTAGTTACCGGTACAGTAATTAACCCTACATTTACAAACGGTCCTTATACTTTTACTGTAAATGTGTCGATTCCAGGTAGTAGCGCATTATCAAGTGATTATACAGTAAGTTTAGCAGACAACACAGATGCAATTGATTTTGTAACAGCTTGGACTGCTGCTGGTATTCCATACACTTCTGCTCTTGTAACAACAGATGGCGCAATTCAATTGATTCACACAGAAGGTGGTGAAATCATTATCAATGATACTCGCACAACAGATACTAATGGTAGATTGTTAACAGCCTCTGCTGGAAGTATCGCAGGAACTAGTGTCAGTGCTGCTGCTACATACACTGGTGTAGCTGTTACTACAGTCTCAGGTAGTGGATCAGGAGCTATAGCTACTGTAACTAAAACAGGTGGAGGTACAACTTATTCCAGTTCTAACACAGTAATAACAATTACTACTACTGGTGGAGGATATGCAGTTGGTAACTCAATGAAGATTTTAGGAACAGCATTAGGTGGTGCATCACCTGCAAATGATCTTACATTTACTGTGGGTACAGCTGGCGCTGGTCAAGGTGTGTCATATGGGTTGTGTACTGAGGCAGGTTTGGTTAGTGGTACTACTAATGGATGCAAATATGGTCCATCAGACTATCAAACATTTAGCATTACCCAAACTTCTACTAGTGGATCTGGTACAGGCCTAGGAATAGACGTAATAAGAAGTTATGGGGTGTACGATGTAGATCCAATTGCAATTAACACAGCAGGTACAGGATATGCCGTTGGCAATACAGTTACATTCTCTGGTATACAACTAGGTGGATCTACTACTGCTAATGATTTAGTAGTAACAGTCACAGCGGTCGCATCTTTAACCGGAGCAGTTACAGCAGTTACATATAAATCAGGAACTGCTCCTCAAATTTACTCAACACAGTTAAGTAACTGGAGATATTTTACATATATTCCTAATGAAGGAGCACCTACTATCGCTCCTCCTGATGGAACTAATTGGTTCTATAGCGTGGTAAATCAAGTTGATATAATGATTAACTATAATGGAGCTTGGAGAGGTTATAGCAATCAAGGTTATAGCTCTAGTGGATTCCCTTCTCCTACAGTAGTAAATGCTACCGATCCAAATGGACCTATCGTTGCTAATACAGCACCTACAACTCAAAGTGATGGTACAGCTTTAGAGTATGGTGATCTTTGGATAAGCACAGAAAATTTAGAACTTTATCCAGTAATTTCACGTTGGCAATTAGTTGATGGTGAAGATCAATGGGTAACTATTGATAATGCTAATGGTACAAGTCCAACCGGAATTATATTTGCTGATGCACGTTGGGCAACTAATGGTAATACAAGTCCTACAGATGATCCGATTCCATCAATCACAAGTTTGTTAACAAGTAATTATCTTGACTTAGATGCACCGGATCCATCACTATCTCCAATTGGAATGTTGTTGTTTAATACAAGACGTTCAGGCTACAACGTTAAGCAGTTTAATGTTGACTACTTCAACAGTACTAGTTTCCCAGGAGCTACTTTACCTACTGAGACTGATGCTTGGGTTAGTGCAAGTGGTCTACAGTCTAACGGTGCACCTTATATGGGTAGAAAGGCTCAACGTGCTATGGTTGTTGAGGCATTAAGGGCAGCAATTGACTCTAACTTTGCTATTAGAGATGAAGATAACTTCTTTAACTTACAAGCATGTCCTTACTATCCTGAGCTACAACCTAACATGGTTGTATTGAACGTTGATCGTGGTGAAACCAGTTATATTATTGGTGATACTCCAATGAGATTACCTGATTCAGCTACAGATATTCAAGCTTGGGCAACTAATGCTGCTGACGCAACTTCAACAGGTGAAGAAGGTTTAGTAACTCGTAATACTTATTTAGGATTGTTCTATCCAAGTGGGATAACTGGTGATTTATCAGGTAACTTAGTTGCTGTTCCCCCATCACATATGATGTTGAGAACTTTCTTAAGAAATGATACGCTAGCTTACCCTTGGTTAGCTGCTGCAGGTACAAGACGTGGTATTATTGACAATGCAACTAACATTGGTTATTTGGATGCACAAACAAGTGAATTCCAAGTTATCAAAAATAGAATTGGTATTAGAGATGTATTATACTTGAACTTCATTAACCCTCTAACCTTCTTTACAGGCAATGGATTATTGAACTACGGTAATAAGACCAGCTTTGACTCACAAAGTGCATTGGATAGAACAAACGTTGCAAGATTGATTGCTTATATCCGTCGTCAATTGACTATAGCGGCTCGTCCGTTTGTCTTTGAACCTAACGATGCATTTACTAGACAGCAGATAGCAGGAGTAGTTCAAACTCTAATGGTTGATTTGGTTGCTAAACGTGGCTTGTACGATTATATAGTCATTTGTGATGAATCTAATAATACACGTGAAAGAATTGACAGAAACGAATTATGGGTTGATGTTGCAATTGAACCAGTGAAAGCTGCTGAATTCATTTATATTCCGGTTCGTGTGCTAAACACGGGCGAAATAGCTAATGCGTAAGAAAGTAGAGTAAAAAATTTAGATAAATAAATATACAGGAGAAATAAAAATGGCAACAGCCTCACAATCGCTTTTTAATATGACCGTCGCTAGTGATAATGCTGGCGGTAACCAAGGTCTGTTAATGCCAAAATTACAATTTAGGTTCAGAGTATTATTTTTGAATTTTGGTGTAGATACAGTAAATGGTTTACAATTAACAAAACAGGTTATTGATTGCTCAAGACCTCAAGTTACATTTCCTGATATCGTTCTTCCTGTATATAACTCTACTCTTTATCTAGCAGGTAAGTACTCATGGTCACCGATGACAGTAAACGTCAGAGATGATGCTAGCGGAACCGTTTCTAAAGCTGTTGGTCAACAGTTACAGAAGCAATTAGATTTCGTTGAACAAGCTAGTGCTGCAACAGGGCAAGATTACAAGTTCCAAACTAATATAGAAATATTAGATGGTGGTAACGGTGCATCTGCTCCGGTGGTTCTTGAAACTTGGGAACTTTATGGTTGCTTCTTACAAACAGCAAACTATAATAACTTGAATTATGGTACAAGTGATGTTGTAACAATTGGTCTTACCCTTAGATATGATAACGCAATTCAATCTCCTCTTGCTTCTGGTGTTGGTGCACCAATTGGAAGAATATTGTCCGGAGCATCTGTAACAGGTATAGGGGCAGCTACTTAATAGCTCTTTATGGCAGGATTTTTTCAAAATCTATTAAAAGACGCTACCGGAGCATTTTTCGGTAGCGAATATCTAAGAGATTATACTCACGCATCAAAAACATTTAGGCCTAATTTTTATCAATATAGTCCTAAATTTAAATATCTATTTCATACCTTTTTTGATATAGACGCCGGTGCGTATAATCAGAGCCTTTCCACAGGGGCAAATTTTGGTTTAGCAGTTAAAACAGTAAAACTACCAGGTTACACCTTTTCAACTGCTAATATGAATCAGTACAATCGCAAAAGAATTGTACAAACTAAAATTAATTACGATCCAGTTACTATTACATTTCATGATGACAATGGGAATTTGATTAGAAATTTATGGAAAGCATATTATACATATTATTACAAAGATGGTAAAAATGCAGGAGCTCTTTATAGAGGAGCAAGAGGTGGAGCACTAGCTACTCAAACAGGTGGAGGTGGAACTCAGTCGGCACCTACTAGTGCTAATTATTACGACAAAACAACTTATTCTACATCCATAACTGGAAATGCAGATTGGGGCTATATCGGCGAAACTAGCACACCTTCAAATCCTGATGCATCTAAATCTCCTTTTTTTAAAAATATTACTATATATGGTTTAAGCCGCCACGAAGGTGCTGCTTATACACTTATTAATCCTATAATTACTTCATTTAGCCACGATACATATGATTATGCTCAAGGTACCGGTACTATGGAAATGTCAATGACATTAGAATATGAAACAGTGGTTTATAATGAAATTAAAATGAGTGGAGCTGAACCTGATAAACTCATCCCTGGATTTGGTGTTGGTACAACATATGACAGAACTCTAAGTCCAATTAGTAAACCTGGAGCCAATGCTACTGTATTAGGTCAAGGTGGATTAGTAGACGCAGCGGGAGGCTTCTTGAGTGATGTACAAAGTGGAAACTTGTTAGGCGCTATACAGAAAGCAGGTACAGCATATAATACATTTAAAAATGTTAATTTGAAAACGGTTGCAAAACAAGAATTACTAGGCGGTCTTCAAAACTCATTAAATAATCAGGCAAACATTACTAGAAACTCTCAGTATGATATTCCTGTTAATGCAGCATCACCCGGTCCCTTAAATCTTGCCGGAACACCTACTACCGGAGCGAGACAACAACCCGTTCAACTGGGTGGACCTGGTTATGCAGGTAACCAAGTTCCCAAGTAAACAATTTCCATAAATAAAATGCCTAGAATATTAGATAACAGAACCTCATTAGATCAAACTGTAAGAATTTTTGATACTTTTTATTCCACTGATTTAATTGTTGGTGCCGATCAGTACGATATAGTATATGGTTATTTTTCAGGGGTATGTGCTACTAAAAATATAGCCGCTAATTTCACAGCAGTTCTTTTTAGAATTGCACAAGAAGCAGATATAAACGTGCTAGATCTATTAGATACTATTCAAGGTGCTGAAAACAAATTACAAATGAATAAAATCATTTGTTATTATCTTAACAGTTTTAAATCCAAAACTTCTTTATATGGTGTAGGTGTTGTCCCTCGCCCCGTTCAACCTGTAGCAAGAAACATAGTACAATGAAATGGGTAAATGGGCACAGGGGATATTTACCCCTAAAAATCCGAAAAAATATGTAGGCAATCATTCCCCTAGATACCGCTCAGGGTGGGAACTTACATTTATGACATTTTGTGATTCTAATGACAATATACTATATTGGGCTAGCGAAGCATTACGCATTCCTTATAAGCATCCATTAACAGGTAAACCTACTATATATGTACCTGATTTTTTTGTAGTCTACAAAAACAGACAAGGTAAACAAGTAGCAGAAGTAGTAGAAATTAAACCAAAAAAACAAAGTATTATTGAAAATAAAGTATCTAATGCTAAAGATCGTATAGTAGTAGCTATAAATCATGCTAAATGGGCAGCCTGCTCTGCATACTGTAAGCAGCAAGGGTATACTTTTAGAGTTGTAACCGAAGACGATTTGTTTAGAAAATAATATATTCACAAATACATTTTGGGTAACAACCTTAACTAAATAATAATATGACAAAAAAATTACAGGAATTATTTGAATTACCTTTGGACGAAGTTAATGAACTCGCCAAACCTATTCCTGATTACGCACAAGAAGTTACTACTGACGCTATAACTAATTTAGAAAAAATTGAAAATGCATTACCTCAAGTTAGAGGTTTAGAAGTCGCTGACATTGAAATGGACGGCTTAGCTGATTTAGCTACATCTAGTTATAAAGATTTAATGGATCTTGGTATGCAAGTTGATAGCAGATTTAGCAGCGAAATATTTAATGTAGCTGGAACAATGTTGGGACATGCTATTACTGCTAAAACAGCAAAATTAAATAAAAAATTAAAAATGATAGAATTGCAACTTAAAAAAGCTGCATTGGATCAAAAACAAGCCGCAAGAAATGAAGAAATCGAAGCAACTCCGTTAGGTGAGGGTCGAGCATTAGATAGAAACGAATTACTTAAAATGTTCACCTCAAAATCAGAGGATAAATGATAAATATTAGATACAGGAAATTATGATGAAAAGTTTAAAGCGATATATAGCCGAATCAGTGAAAACTTACAATTACACTATCAAGATTGCCGGCGAGATAGATAAGAATTTTTTAGATATGTTTACATACAATCTAAACAAATTTGATCCTATTGACGTTAGCGATCCTGTTAAAACTCCTATACAAAAAGATCCGTATGGTTTTCCTAATTTGAGTAATGAACCTGTTACTATTATTAAAGCTAAGTTCAGATATCCAGCTAATGAACCAATGATTCAGCAAATCGCTCAATTATTAGGTTATAATGTTAATATGGTTCGTGTTATTAGTACTAAATTTGATGATAGTATTACTGATGAGTATGACAAATATGCTAACCAAATGGAAGAAAGCCCACTTCTTACTCATGAAGAAATGGCAGATAATGGTAAAGAAGCAAGCAAAGCATATGGCAATTCTTATTTAGATAGCATTAAAAAACAAATGGAAGATGGCAATGAAGTAGATATTCCATATGCTGGTAAAAAAACTCCTCCAGCATTTGACCCATTTAAACCATATTTAGATGACAAGAAATTGGGTGATCAAAGCCCGATGTCAAAAATCACAAGACCACCTAAGCCAAAAACTGGCGCAATGGCTTAATTATTAAGGACGTATTAACATGGACATGAAACACCTACTTTCAACAATTGATCAACTTCAAAGTAAAGAAATACTTAATGAAGGTAAAGAAGCAAGCTATTCACCATCATACCGTGTAGGTAAAACTGGTGATTTTAGTGATAAACCTCACATGAAAAGAGGCACACCAGTTGCTGGTAAAATAGGTAGGTATGGAAAAACTTCAGATGAGTTAGGTGATCCTGATCATGATCCTGATGATGATACTCCTACTGGTGCAGAGAAACGTGGGCGTGGTCGTCCTAAGAAAGCAGGTGGAGAAGCAGACACTAAAGATAGATACTCTGGTGCAAAAGACCTTCAAAGCATTATGATTGGTAAAGCGCCCAAGACATTGCCAGGTAAAAAAGGTAAGGTACATAAATCTCCTCAGGATAAAGAAGTTACAGAAAGTAAGAGTTTAAAAGATTGGTTTGAAAGACTTGATGAAGCATTGAATGAAGCTAGTCTATCACCAACACAAACGTTAGTTCCTGGAATGCAAACAGGTTCACAAAAAGCACAACCTACTGTAATTGACGTTAAAAATAATCCTGCATTAAAGGCAGCATTAGACAAAGCTACAAAAGACAAGCAGTTATCAGTAGTTGGAATCACACAACCTTCATCAGGTATGACTTCAGGTACATCTACTACGGGTATGTCTACTACGGGTATGTCTACATCTGGTACAAAGATTGCAGAAAAAATTGAACCACCAATCAAAACTAATCCTGCTGAAAAGGGTAAGTATGATGGTAAGACAGTAGCAGAACTTAAAAAATCATTAGCTAGTGTTAAGGCTCGTATGGCTTCTATGAAAGAACAAGGTAAAAAAGTTCCACATGATTTACGTGGTCATTTTAGTGAGTTAACTTTTGCTATTCGTGCTAAGCAAGAAGGATCAGGCAAGTGGGGAGCTATTAAAGAAGCAGATCCTCCTCCTGATGGTGGTACAATATCTCCTTTAACTCTTGAGGGTAAAAAGCAACATTATGATAAAGGTTATTATGATAGTTTAGCCGCTAGTAAAAAAGACGGTGCTAAATCAATTGTAAAAACTCGTAAAGATACGGTAGCTGAAGAAAAAACAGTTACCCGTGACAATCACGCCGAAAAAGCTGGTAAGAAAGTTACTAAAGATATTGAATATGATGAAAAAGTCAAAGACAAGATCCATGGTAAAAAGCGTGGACCCGAAGATCAAAAAGCTGAAAGAGCTGGTCGTAAAGTAACTAAAGATATTGAGTATGATGAGAAGAAATTACCAACTATGGCTCATGTTAAAAAAATGTGCAAAGATGGCTTAACTGTCGCTCAAATCTTAAAAATGCATCCAAAGTGCGATGCAACAGCATTAAAGAAAATGATTAGTGATTGCAAAAAGAAAATGGTAAAAGAAGGTAGAGACCAGCATTTACATGCAGCTTACCATGAAGGTAAATCACATGGTCTAAGCAAGATGCCATATAGCTGCCGTCATGATGACATGGAAGAATCCCGTATGTATCATGAAGGGTACAAGTGTGGTCTTGATGAGTGCTATGGTCAACAACCAATTGTAGGTTATGTTGGCGAAGAATCTGATAGCGACATTGTAGACACAATGGCAAGTTATGGTGCTCGTGGTATGGAAGAAGGTGTTCTTGGTACGTTAGGCGGCGGCGCACTTGGTACAATGTTAGGTGGACCAATTGGCGGAGTTATTGGCGCAGGATTAGGTCAGTCATATACTCAAGGTGGATCTGATTTAATAGAAGTATCAGGTGATACAGTCTACCCTAACGCAGAAGTAATCAAGTCAAAAAATGGCAAGCCAGTTGGAGAAATTTACCAAGACGGTAATGATTGGGGTTGCTTCCACTATCGTGCTGACCGTGGATATGATATGATAGACAGTAGAGAAGATGCTATTGAAGCACTCAAAGACCTACATCAAGAAACAGGTCGCAGTCGTCCAGACCATACTATCAAAGGTATGGCAGAAGATGGTATGGAAGAAGGCAATGCTTTCACTGGCATGTTAGCCAAGACTCCAAAAGGTGGTAAATTCTCTTTCGGTGGAAAGACATTTACTGACACCAGTGACATTGACGAAATGGCATTTGAAAGTTTAGATAGACAACTAAATTCACTATTAAATGAAGGTGTGTCAGTATCTATATCACAAGGTCAACAAGGCGCTCCAAACTCAGTTAACGTAAATGCAACTGATGCTGAAGCAGATAAGCTATTGGCATTTGTTAAACAAGCTGGTTTAGGTATTTTCGGTGGCGATGCTGAAAGTTCACATTCATCTATGCCTGCTGATAAGGTTATGGATAATAGCAAAGAAGATGAAGCTGAAATCGCGGTTGTTGATGACCATGATGATATGTTAAGCTTAATTCGTAAAATGACTGGTCAAGGTCCTGCTAAGTCAAGTGATGATTATGAAGATGAAGAAAGCCACGGCCATGAAGAATGTAATGAATGTGGTGGAATGATGGAAGCCGGCCATTCATGTGGTTCAAAAGAAATGGTTGATGAAGTTCAGTCAGAAGACCAAATGACTTATGAAGTAGCGGAAGATGCTGCTGAAGAAAATGCAGCAAACGCTCAAGCTGGTGCAGAAGCAGAAGCAGCCGCAGATAAGGCAGAAGAAGCCGAAACTTCAGCCGATGAACATACCGAAGCTGAAGAAGATATGGCTATTGGTGTTTCTCATGGTGGTAATGGTAAAACATACGGTGGAGAAGAAGAGGAATTAGAAGAATCGTTTGCTAATGCAGCAGATGACGATTTTGAAGCTGACATTGACTTTATGACTAAAGTTATTTCTGGTGGATTAAACAAACAAAAATCTACTGGTCAGACAACGATTCCTGTAATCGCAGGTCAAACTGATCGCATGGGATATTCTACTACTAATGAATCTATCAACGATTGGAAAAAATTAGCAGGTCTCAGATAATTAATTAGTGTTAAAAATACCCAGCTTAAGCTGGGTATTTTTTTGGTTATACTATTTGATAAATAATAGATAAGGTGAACTAAAGATGGCGCAACGCAATATTGACTTCGGTGGATTTCCAAATGATCCTAATTCAGATGCTATAAGAACGGCATTTCAAAAAGTCCAATTAAATTTTACTGAACTGTTTAATGCTGGTGTAGTTTCTTCTATTAATAGAAATCCACAGCCTGGGTTAACAGTTAGCCCTACAACAGGAGCTGTTTTAATTACAGCTAATATTGCCTGTGTACAGGTTCATACCAGTACGTTAAGTATAGGTAGAAATGCAAATGGCAGCCAAGATACTTCTATCACTCAATCATCACAAGTTCTTTGGGTAGATTTACCTGCAAATATAGCAAACGTGGCTAATATTAATTTAAGTGGTTATGCTAATGTTGTTGGTAATGTTACAGCAGGCAATTTAATAGGAGCTAATTTAAATGTAAGCGCAACTAGTAATCTAGGTGGTGTAGCCAATGTAAAAATTACAGGCGGTACTAACGGTTACTTTTTACAAACAGATGGCACAGGCAATTTAACTTGGAATGCTGGTACTTCTACCCCTGGTACAGGTACTCCAGGTGGGGCAAATACTCAAATTCAATATAATGATGGAAATGGTAACTTCGCCGGTACTGCAGGTTTCACCTTTGATTCAGTTACCAGTAATGTTAATGCTCCGGGGAATATTATTGTAGCAGCAAATATAGTAGGTGGAAATCTAACAACTGCAGGTGTATTATCAGTAACAGGAACTGCTAACGTAGGAAATCTTAGTACTCCTGGACTAATATCAGCCGTAGGTAACATTACTGGAGCTAATTTAATAACAACTGGATTAGTATCATCTCCTGCTATCGAAAATGGTAGTAGTAATGTAAGACTTGCTTCTAGTGGCAACGTTAGTATCTCCGTAGATGGAACTAGTAATGTCATGGTAGTTACTGATTTAGGTGCTAATATTACAGGAACTGCCGATATTACTGGTAACACTACTGTAGGCAATCTAGGTACCGCAGGATTAATATTAGCTACAGGAAATATATCTGGTGGTAATTTAATAACAGCAGGCGCACTTTCTGCTACCGGTAATGCTAATGTGGGTAACTTAGGTACAAGTGGCCTAATTATAGCTACCGGAAATATTACAGGAGCTAACTTAACATCAACAGCCCGTGTAACAGCTACAGGCAATATAACAGGTGGAAATTTAATAACATCAGGAACACTATCAGCTACAGGTAATGCTAATGTAGGTAACTTAGGTACCGCAGGATTAATATTAGCTACAGGAAATATAACTGGTGGAAATTTAATAACATCAGGA